CCGCTCGGCCCGATGAAGTTGCGCTGTTGCACGACCTCGAAGTTGCCGGGGCCCTCGCCGACGATGATCCAGAGCGGATCGTCGGGGTACTCCGAAGTCACCGGGCGTGTTGGCATGCCGCCCGTCGAGAACGGGCAGCGCTCGCACTCGGCGCCCTCGCACGTGCCGCGATTCAGCGGCGGCGCGTCGTCGCCCTGCACCGATCAGCCCGTTGACGCTTGCGAGCCTCGGCCTCGACGGCGCGCTTGGCGGCGCGCAGCGTCGGGTATTCGGTCTCGCGGATCTTGATCGACATGCGCCCCGGGCTCGGGATGATCCCGCTGCGCCACACCTTGCCAGCCTTGTACGCGTGCCCGAAGTCCTTCACGCCGTTCGTGAAGAAGTAGAAGGCGCGATGATCACGGCTGGTGTACCAATAGCGTTTCACCGTCGCCACGCTAGCGCGTGGGGCTGACACTCAGGGCTGCGCGATTCGGATGTTGCTCGAGGTCGCCTTCACCTCGGCCTGATCGAGCATCATCTCGTGCAGGAGCTCGCGCGGCGCACGCACGAACGGCGAGGTCGGGCGCATGTAGACCGCGAACGGCAGCCCGACCTCCATCTTCACGAGCTGGCCCGTCACGACCGCCGTGGCGATGCCGCGATAGATGGTGCGCTCGTCAGCGCTGCCGTAATCGTTCCGCACGGCGTTGACGATCGGACGGAAGTACGTGGGCGTCCGCAGGGGGACAGCGGCCACGATGGATTCAGTGAGCACGGCGCGATTGCCAGCCTTCCAGGCCCCAGCGCGGCGCCGCATCGAGCGTGCCTCGCGCCGTGCGAAGCGTTTGCTGATCTTGTGCGCGGGATGGATATCCGTACGCGGGCAAGCGTCATGACGACAAATTTTCTGCATGCAAGTCCCCCTACGGCGCGCTCCTCCGACGGAGATCACGCCTTGCTGCGGTCGAATCACGAGCGGTTGCTTACCGACAAGCAAGCCGCGAACGTGACCGCTCACATGTAGATCGAGCGCCCATGCACGCGCAAGATTTTCTCGTGCTGAATTTTGCTGCGGTGATCTGCCCGCCCGAAAAGACATCAGCCGGTTAGGCCTTCCCCCGATCAAGCTCAAGCCCTCTCAGGCGAGATCGATCAGGTTCCAGCCTACCGGCCAACGTGCTGCATGGCGGGACCGGGGCAGCACCCGGGCTTCTGGCTCAGCTCGGCGGAGGCGCGTAGGAAGGACTACGCGATCCTTTCACCGCACCGAACCCCCCTACCTCGTGACTAGGCGCGCCGGGCGGAACCCTGCGCCTTCGCGGCCCCATTGGCGGGGGCCTTGTTGGTCACCGGCGGCGCCTTGACCTCGGCCTTCGGCGGCGGCGCATCCTCGAGCGGCTGCTCGTTGATGACGTTCGCGAACACGCCCGCCTCGCGCGGGTTGCCGTTCTGATCGACGCCGGGCTTGCCCTCCTCGTGAACCACGGTGCCGGTGATCTGCTGGCCCATGATCTGCGAGGCCTGGAACGACGCGAGGCTCGCGCCACACGCCACCATGAGCTGCTTGAGCCGGCCCGCGCCGGGCTTCGTCGTGTAGTTGTAGTTGTTGTAGGCGCGCTGCCCCTGGCACTCGCCCTCGGCGACCTCGAACGCGACCGAGATCATCGGGTTGCCGTTGTTCGAGTTCTTGTTCTCGACGTTCACGATGGTGAACTTGTAGTCCCCCGGCGGCACGAGAGGGCGTCTTTCGCCACCCCACGCCTGGACATCATCACCACTGAGATCGAGCTCGACGTTGAAGTCATTGAATTCCTGTTCGGCCATCTTCCATTGTCCTTGTTGTGCCCCCTCGGGCGGTTAGCGCTGCTTCACCGCCGACGTGACCGTCGGCTTCGTGACCTGAGTGACGACCGGGAACACCTTGGGGGTGGTAGCGGCCTTAGCAGCCGGCGGCGTGGCCGGCGCTGCGGGGCCCCCGCCGATGCGGGGAATCGCGATCGGCTTGGGCAAGAGCTTGCGAAGCGCAGCAGGATCATACCCGAGCGCGGTGATGAACGTGGAGTAGTCACCGATCAACGGATCGGGCAAGTTGTCGGCCTGCTCGCCGAGGCGGTTGCCGCAGATGTACGCGCCCCACTGGCGCGTGCGCATCTCATGCGCGACGACTTCCGTCTTGCCGTTGACCTGCTTGGTGTTGACCCGCGTGTGTACGAGGTAGTCGACACCGGCGGCGAACTTGTCCCCCTGCTTGCCGGGGATGAGCGGGCGGCCCTTGGGATCGTCCTCGTCGGGATGCTTGCAGAGCGTGTTCCACACAACGCTGGCGCCGAGCCCGTGCGTCGCCACGCGGAGCTCGCGAAGGTGCACGCCAAGGTCACCGTAGAGCCGGCGCGGATCGACAGCCTTGCCGCCGGCCGTCTGGATGTTGGTGAGGAACGATAGGTAGAGGTCGATGTAGAACGAGAACGCATCGACGACGATCGTCTTGATGCGCCCCGCCGCGATCAACGGCTTCACGCGCTCGCGGATCTGGAACATGTCGTTCATCGATTCGATGCCCCAGATCACCGGCGGCACATCGGGCTCGAAGAACGCGGCAGGATTCATGCGTTGGACGGTCTGGTACCCACCCTCGGCCACATCCGCGATGATGAGTGGCCGCGGGCATGTGGCACCCCAGCGCGTCTTGCCCGTGCGCGTGTCACCGTGCGCGAGCATGGTGAACACGGGAAACTGATCAGGCGGTTCGACTAGAGCGATGTCGCGCATACGGAGTGCTCCTTGGCGGTCTTGCCACGCTGGCTGCGCGGCGGTTCGGGCGGTGGCACCTGCCCCTTCTCGATCGTGCGATCGCAGTCGGTGCAGATCCCGGAGTGATCGACGAGCTTGACGACGTGGCCCCGACAATACGGGCAGCGAATGTGCACACCAGCATGAGCCGGGTGAAACTCGTCAACAGGACAGTGCTCGCTACGACAGGGCTTGATGACGCCGATCATGTCGCTATCGTGCCGGTCCCGATTGGCCTTGGTACTCACGAGGGGCGTCACCCTAACGCATGGGGCTGACAGCGGAGGGGCCATTTGGGGCTACTCGGCCGATTCTGTGGGCAGCTCGATGCGCTCGCCGGTCGCGCAGTGATCGAACCAGTCGCACATGCCGTGACGATCGACGCAGTTGCGCCGTGACCGCGGAAAGCGCCCTGTCGCCCGCGCGAGCGCCATCTCGGCGGCTTGCTGGCGCAGATCCTCGCGATGCGAGCTGGCGGTGAACGCGCTCGGCGCGATGATCGTACGGTGGAACTGAATCTCCTTGGGCTGCTTGCCCGTAATGTTGACGATAACGCCCTTGAGCGCGCCCCAGCGCTTGTCGAGCTTGAGGCGCTCCCACAGGTCCATCTGCCCGAGCACCTCGCCCTCGTTGCCCCAACCATTGAGCGTCGAGTAGTCGAAGCGCGCGGCGGTCTTGTGCTCGAGGATGTACGTGCCGGCGGGGCGGCCGGCAACCTCGTGCGGATAGAACGCGATCAAGTCGTAGCGGCACGACTCGCCCGTGCGGGGATCGACGAGATCCTGCTCGACGGCGAGCGGCACGATCTGCTCGTGCTTGTAGTAGAGCATGTACGCCTGCGCGATCCGCCAGGCCTCGGCGATGTATGCAGGCTCCGAGAGCCCGTGGAGCTCAGCATGCAGCCCCTCAGGGCTCAGCGGATAACTAGGATCGATCATGCGCTGGTAGTAGATCGCGAGGAACGTGTGGAAGAGCCCGCCGATCGCGAGTGCTGCGGCCTCGATGTGCATCGCCGGCTGCGCCCGATCAAGATAGCGGAGCTTCCACGCGTACCGGCACCGCTGCCAGAGCCCCCATGACGACCACCCCGTGCCCGTCGACGGCCCGCCGAGGCGGGGCAATCCGTACTTGGCGAACACCTGCATCGTCGCTTCGTCCGTCGGCATGAAGTTTCCGACGAAGAACGCGCGCTGCCTGTTGATCACGATCGGGCTGACGGGTTGATCGTTATCGAGCGCGATCCCGTAGGAATCCGTGTAGAGCACCTCACAGTCCGGGACCTCGGGATGCTCCTGGCGCCCGTCCTCGAGCGGCGTGAGATCACGCCCGCAAAGAAAGCACGTCGAGATGCGCGGCGCGCGACGAATCTGCATCGGGGGCTACCCTACTCGATGGGGCTGACATCGCGGTCCGCAGTCGAGGCATGCGATAGCCATACGTTGGATTCCCGGCGGGCGGCCCAGCCTCAAGGACTACCCGCTCGATGACACCCGCCGCCGCGTAGCGTTGAACCACCCGATAGAACGTTCGCAGGCCCAACACCCCAAAGTTGTTGAGCACGCGATCATAGAGCTCACGTGACTTGATCGGGTAGTACCCGAGGCTACGCCGTCGGGGGCGGATCGCAGGGCGTGTGCCGGTAGAGGCATCGCTTGCGCAACCCTGATTGCACGACAGCGACGATCTGTTTGCACTTCGCACAACGTTGTGAAGCCGACACGCGCCGTTTACGCCGAGGCAAGGAAATCCTCCATGAGCCGATCAACGTCACCAACCTCGTCAGGGCCCATGATGGCCGTGCGCAAGGCGTCGATCGAATCGACGGCCGCACCGACTCCGAGCGGATCAGCGGCCGACAGTTTGGTGATGAGCGCCCGGATGATGCGCTGATCGGTGAGGTGATCAGCGACGACGAAAATGATGTCCATCCCGCGCTGCGGGTTGTGCGACGGGAACGTGCGCATCTCGGCCTGCCCGATCACGGCCGGCGTGTAGTCGAGCTCGGCGAAGATCGCAACGGGTTTCGACGTCGGCGCGTGCGAGAGGTCAATGCCGACCTGGCCCACGGCCATCGTCGCGACGAGGAGCCCATTCGAGCACTGCCGCCACGCCTCGATCCGCCGATCGCGCTCGGCGGCGGCGATGTCGCCGTGGATCACCCATACCTCGTCGATCGGGCTCGACGCGTCGCGCGCGATCTGATTCGCGAAGTCCTTGTGCCAGGTCCACACCACGACGGGGTGCCCGGCGGAGCGCAAGCGCGCGGCCTCGTTCGTGACGGTCTTGAGCTTCACACCTGTCACCTGCCGCCGATACGCGGCAAGGTGCGCGGCCGTGTTCGAGCGCTCGCTGAGGAGATGCCCCGCGAGGATGTCGAGCTTGTTGCGTTCGGTCTGGGGCACCGGAGCGATGATGATGCTGCGCGAGATCGGGGGCATCTCCTCCGTCACGTCCATCCACTTCCGACGCAGCATGATCTCGCCAAGGCGCGCGCGCAGCTCGGGCCCGTGTGAGAGGCCCGTGTAAACGGTGCCGTATCCAGACGACTCCGGTGCGCCATAGCGGTTCGCGAAGTCGTAGAAGCTCCCGAAGCCCTTCGGCGCGACGAGCGACAAGATCATCCAGAAGTCTGGGGGCAGGTCCCACACCGGCGTGCCCGTCATCGCGACGACGTTCTGCGCCTTGGCGGCGATGATCGACGCGGCAACGGCGCGCTTCGTCTTGTGGTTCGTCAGCGCATGGGCCTCGTCGAACACGACACGTCCATACTCCGACGGGCGCTGCCAGAAACGCAAGATGTCGTAGTGCGCGAACACGAGCGGTTTCTTCGCTGTTTCGACATCAAATTTCGTGCCGGTGAACACCCCGATCTCGGTATCGGGCCAGAGCTTGCGCATCCACCCGAGCCACACCCCGCGCGCCGGCAACGGCGCGACGACCACGAGCGGCCCATCGGCTGGATCGTGCGCCATGAGCGCGGATAGCGTCTTGCCGAGGCGCATGTCGTCGCCGAGAAGGGCCCCGCGCCGCTTGCCGAGGAACGCGGCGGCGTCGAGCTGGGTCGCACGCGGCGTGATGCCGCGCTCGGCGAGGCGCGCTACGAGGGCGTCGCGCGGTTCGGGGTTGCGCGACGCGAACTCGAGCGTCAAGCGCGCAGCCTCGCTAGCCTCGATGAGCGGTAGCACGTTGCGATGGATGTGCCCGCTCACGATTGCCTCGACGCCTTGGACGCCGCCCTTGAGCGCCGGGACGAGTCCAGGGATGCCACGCCGCGCGAGATCGCGCGCGATGTCGCACGAGACCCAGAACCAATCTGGGCCGTGACGGCGATCGGCTGGCTTGATCACAGACCGGGCCCACGCTCAAGATAGATTCGATTCGCGCGCACGAAATGCTTCCACGTATGCCGCCCCATGCCCCAGGTCAACGTGCTGTCAAGCCTTCGACTGGTTACGGTCACGTGCCCATCACGATCGGCACGAATGATCTCTAGCTGCTTGCCCGGCGGTTCGATCCACACCTGCCCGACCTGGGGCGCGATGTCGCGGGTTCGACGGTGGAGGCGGTACCAGTAGAGCCATTGCCAGCCGATCGCCACTAGCGCCGCAAGGAGGCCGAGCCCCACGAGCGAGATGACGACGAGCTTGAGCCACCCGAGAATGCGCCAGGGATCCATCGTTGGACGCCAAGCTATCGTGTCGGGCTGACAGCCCTACGCGGTAAGGTGCCCGACTCGCGAATGGGCTCGACCGCGATCACGCTACAAGCCGCGATTCAGCGCCAACGGATCGACCGGATCCGGCGGGATAAACGCATGGATCAACGGGCGCGCCTGCTCGCACTCTGGAACTACGTGCTCGTCAACGAGCTCACCGAGGGCTCGACGTTCCTGGTCTCCGAACCCGACAAGCGCTGCTACATCGTCCTTGGCAGCTCGAACGAAGCGATCCGCTTGCCAGCGAAGCACGGCGATCGGTGGAACGCCTACTTCGCTACATCTACGAGGTACTCCGCGCGCACATCCTCGAGAACGGCACCCACGTCGAGCTCCGGCGCTTCTCCGCGTTCAGTCGCGCGACCAAGACCGCGTACCTGTCGCAGTACAACGGCAGCATCTGGAAGATCGAAGGCTCCGAGGCGATCACCGCCGAGCCCAACGGCGTCGATGGCGTGTTCTTCGCCGACGACGACATCATCGACGCCGATCCGAAGTCGGTACACGTCGATCCGGACATCGGCCCCCACGGGATGCTGCTTCCGCGCCTGCTCACCATGAACTTCGCGACGACGGGCCTAGGCGGCATCACGCCCGAACAACAGCGCATGGCGCTCACGGTGTGGTTGTTCTGCCTCGCGTTCCCCGACATCATGCCGACCAAGCCCATCCTGCTCGTCGAGGGCGTGCGCGGCTCGGGCAAGAGCGCCAGCATGAAGTTCATCCAGCTCGCGCTGATGGGCCAGATGCACCCGATGATCATGCAGAAGTCGAAAGAGGACGACTTCGGCGTGGTCCTGCTCCGGGCGCCGATCGCTCTCTTCGACAACATGGACAACTACATCGAGTGGGTCCCCGACGCGATCTGCGCCTACACGACCTCGGGCGTGTGGACCCGTCGCCGGCTCTACAGCGACGACGACTCGATGACGATCCGCCCGCACGCGTTCATCGCGGTCTCGACGCGCAATCCAGCGAGCTTCCGCCGTGATGACGTAGCCGATCGGTGCATCATCATTCGCCTCGAGCGCATCTTGGAGTTCATCCCCGAGGAACAGCTCAAGGCGCGGATCTTGGAGGAGCGCCCCAAGCTCCTCGGTGAGTACATCTGGTACATCGGCAAGATCGTCGACGAGCTACGCAAGGATGCGCTCGGCGTGCGCGGCGAGACCCACCGCATGGCCGACTTCGCGCTCATGGCGCGCGCGATCGGGCGCGTGATGGGATGGACCGACGCTGACGTCGATGGGCTCATGATCGCGCTGCAGGACGAACGCGACGCCTTCATCAACGAGGACGATCCGCTCATCGAGCTGCTCGAGATGTGGCTCTCGTACAAGGCCAACTCCGGGATCAAGAACGCGGGTCGCATCATGACGGCGACACAGTTGCACTCGGAGCTCGACACGCTCGCCCAGGCGAAGAACCTCACATGGCGCGCGTCGGCACGCTCACTATCGCAGCACCTACGCGCGCCACACCTAGAGAAGCTGTTCCTGATCGATCCGGTGACCGTGCACGGCAGCAAGGGCTTCCGCATCTACCGCCAGACCGAGACCCCGTTGGAGATCGTGGGCTAGCTGTCAGCCCCACGCGCTAGGGTTGCGCGTCGTGAAGCAGCAAGGCCGCAAGCCGCCTAGGCGCCGCCAACCCGCGCGCCCGAAGCTCGACGCCGACATGCGCGAGCTCATGACCGTGCTGGCCGAGAACAAGCTCGACGACTTCGACGCGCAATTTGAGGCCCCATGGCGTGATGGCTGGAACACCGTCGCGCTTTTGTTCGAGGAAGCAATTGCTCGCGGTATCGACCAGGTGTTTGAAGGCCCCGGGTGGAGCGCGCAACTAGCGCTGTGGATTACCGACCGACTCGTTTCGCCGGACGTCTACCGCCAAGCGGAGCTGATGGAAGTTGGGGCCCTTCGCGAGCTCATGACGCGCGCGATCGACGCATATGGCCTGCGAGCAATCGCGCTTGCCGCGCGCTGCGCGCAGTTGGTCACCGCCAACACGAGCGCCGGCGGGCACGCCTTCAATCCGCTGCTCAAGCGATTCTACTCAACGGTGATAGCGACACCAACCGAGCTGAAGCGCATCCGCAAGCACCGCTGCAACGATGCCGTCGGGATCGAGCGCGAAGATCACAAGAACGACCGCGAACGTCGCGCCTTCAACATCGCCTGGGAGCGTGGACTCTATCGGGCGGCCTATGCCATCAAGGGGACCTAGATGAAGATCCAGAACGTGATTGTGGTGTACGACGTCTACGTCGCGACGGGCGACGGTGAGGATGCAGGCGAGAACGCGCGCGCGGCCGTGCTCGAGTTCATCCGCGACGCGGAGCAACCGCTCGCGGTCAGCGAACAGAATGCGCTGCCCGTGACCAACGAGCGCTCGATCCGCGACGCATGGCGCGGCGAGAAGATCATCGTCGCGCGCTGCGTGTCCGATGCGGACTACGAGAAGATCAAGGGCAAGAGCACCCTCGACGTGTTCAACATGCTCCACACCAAGGCCGGCAAGGACGCCGCAGCCAAGCCGAAGTAAGATGCCAGCCGTTCGCGACTTCGTGTTGCCCGAGCATCGCACGGCGTTCAGGGCGCTCTTGTTCGAGGTGGTCCAATGCCATCCCGAGGCTACCGTGATCATGACGACGATCGCCGATCGGTGCGCCGCGCATCCCGAACGTTGGGCGCGTGATCTTCAACGGAGCGCGCGGTTCAAAGACATCGTGCGGCATACACTGTCGAGCCTTAGAGAGGCTGGCAAGATCCGTTGCTTGAACCGCGGGCTCCGTGCCCATTGGAAGGTGATCGATGGCGACACAAGCCCGTAGGCCATACCCGCTACAGTGGCCCGAAGGCTGGAAACGCACGACGAATCGCCTCCGTCCAGCGTTCGGTTCTGGGCAGTTCACGAAGGTGCGGGACTCGGTGATCCGCTCGCTTCGTAAGCGTGGCTCGTTCGTCGTGATCACGTCGAACCTACCGACGAACAGCAAGGGCCTGCCGATCAACATCGCGACCGAGGATCCGGGCGTCGCTGTATGGTGGGTGCACCAAGGGCGCGACCACGTGATCGCGTGTGATCGCTGGCGGTCAGCCGCGCTGAACCTGCGTGCGATCGACATGACCCTCACCGCGATGCGCGGCATCGATCGTTGGGGCACCGGGGAGATGGCCGAGCGCACCTACGCGGGCTTTGCGGCTCTTCCACCCGGTGCACCGGCGGATCCGGCTGGCAAGCGTCCGTGGCGCGAGGTGCTCAGTGGAGGCGGTGAATGGCCGGTCAACTGGCCGAACGACGACATCCTAGCCCTCGCCAAGTCGCGCTATCGCCGCGCGATGGGCATCCACCATCCCGATCATGGTGGTTCGGTTGCGCTCGCCGCCGAGCTCACCATTGCCATGCAAGAAGCCGAAGAGGAATTGACCAGATGAAGTACCGTCGAGAAGTTATCGTTGAGGCCGTTCAGTACAAGCTCGATGATGACGTTTCAGTGGAGGCGATTCGAGCGCTGGCAGACGCCAACGCGATCGTGAACGCCCGCAAGGAATGCGTCGTCTACACCGCGAGCAACGTGTTCACGCTCACCGGCGGGCGCTGGCTCGTGAAGCATGGCCCTGGCGACTTCTCGACGTGGGGCGACGTCGAGTTTCGACGCGACTACATGCCGGCCGACAACCTTGTTGTCGCGAAGCACACGCCGATGCCGGAGGAGCGCCCCGGCACCACGCACCCATTCAAGCTCCACTACAAGCACAGCAACGGCGTCGGGGATGTGATGAAGTTCTACTTCACCGCTTCGACGTACCCCAGTGGCCAGCTCGGCGAGGTGTTCGTCAAGGCAGACAAGAGCGGCTCGCTCGCGAGCGGCGCGCTCCAAGTCGTATCGATCTTGATATCCGTCGCGTTGCAGCATGGCGTGCCGCTCAAGGCGATCCTCTCCAAGCTCCGCCACACGAAGTTCAAACCTGACGGCTTCACCGGCGATCCGGAGTTCCCGTCGTGTGACTCTCCGGTCGACCTACTCGCGCAGTGGCTCGAGAAGCGATTCATACCCAAGGAGCCAAATCAGTGACGATGATGCACGAACAAGCATGCGTGACGTGCGGCGGCCTAGACATCGCCTGCCGCTGTACTACCGTGCCCCCGGCGAGTGAGCCAGAGGCGGTACGCGCGGCGCGAGACCTGGCCGCGCTGACTGCCGACGAGCAACCCGCAGACGACGCTGAGTGCGAGCGTATCGCAACGCGCTACAGCGACGACATCGTAGTTCGTGACGACATTCGCGTCGTCGCCCGCCACATCCTCGCCCAGCACGCAGCCGCCGAGCGCGCGAGGGAGGGGATGCCGGAGGCGGTCAGGATTGCGAGGGCCGTTGCCAAATGGGAGGACATCGACGGCCGCACTGGCGGGGACGCGCTTGCCATCAGCTTCGCCCGCTACATCGTTGAGACCCACGCCGCCGCCGACCGCGCGAGGGAGTCGATGCCTGCCATGGTGCGAGATGCGGCGGCTCGTCTTGCAGGCGAGACAACGGCCGGGCACCGGGAAATGACGGACCGTGCTCTCGTCGAGTGCCACGCCCAACTCGCCGCGTCGCGCGAGGAGTGCGAGAGGGTGAGGGGGGAGCTTGGCGTCGAGCGCGTACTGGTGAAACTCGCTGACCAACGCGCCGCTGGTTCGGACAGGGATGCTGCCGCCCTCGCTGCCGAACGCGACAAGCTCCAGGCCGAGCTGGAAGCCGCGAACGAGGCACTCGTGATCTTGGGTGAGACGACCACGGAGGCGATGGTAAAACTGCGCGCTGGCCTGCTTCGTGCGCTGAGCAACTGGGAGCACAAGCGCGCTGTGACCTTCGACGAGTACACCGAGCTGCTCGGGCTCGCGACGGGAGAACCGAAGGCGTAAGTTTTCGGCGCGCTTGCGACATAGGAGCGAAGCGCGGTACAAGATCAACGCGCTCGTCGGCAGTCCCGACGACACCCTCGCCGAGCTCGCTCGACGCGGCTGGTTTCGTGTACCATCGGCGGATGCCTACTCCGGCCGAGAACGCTCAAGTCTTGTTCGCGTACTGGCGCCTCGCCAACGGCTGGCGCGTCACCACCGAGCCCGCGGAGATCTTGGCTCGCATCCCCTACGTGGTGAACGCGACGCGAGCAGCCCGCGGGCTCGTCGCCCAGGCGCGTGCGTTGCCCGCCGCGGAAGCTCGCGCCCAGGTCATCGGATCGCTCGGCGTCCTCGACACCGCACTGATCGCAGAGGCCACCGGGGGCACCGACACGACCTGCGCCGCCGCGCAGAACCTCGTGACCGCCGTCGACGCGGGCGCGTTCAATCCAGCCAGCGTTTCGATCACGCTTCGGTCGCTCGTCGATGTGCGGCCTCCTCGGCTCATCCTGCTCGAGGGCGTCTACGAATGCGCGACTCGGTGGTTTACCTCCGATTACGCCGGCGTGACCTCGTGGGTCAAATCAGTTGGTAACGCGCTCGGCGGCGTGTTGTTCACCATCCGGGATCAGAACCCGTCCGTGGTCGCGGCGCTCCTGCAGATCCTCGCCGCCGTCCCCATCCCGGAGATGTGGGCTCGAGGCATCACGAACGCCAACGCGCTCGTCGAGCTCGATGCACGGCTTCCTGGCTCGGGGTGGGCGCAGCCGTCGCGGGTGACCGTCCAGGCGCTCTCTGCGCGCGCCCAGGGTCGAATCGCGCAGGCGATGACGATGTTCCCTACCGGCGGCTTCCCAATGTTCCCCGACGGCGAGGGTAATCGAGTAGCGACCCTTCCGGCACGTCCGCGGGTCCAATGGGGCCCGATTCTTGCCGGCGGCTCCGTCGGCCTGCTCGCGGGGGCCATGGCCCAGGTCCGAGCACGGCGCCAATAATCCTTTCGCTACGTTAGCGGCCTGAACGTCCTTCGTGACTCAGGCTGTTTTTTTTTTCGGGTAAACCTCTAGGGGGTCCCGAAAGTCTTGGTCTACCTAGCCGAAAACTTTCGGGGCCCCCTAACAATAATGCTCCAAAAAAAATCAGTGTGAGTCACGATCGGCCAAGCCCGCGCAGGAATTGAAGGTGACCTAAAATCCGCCTCCATAACGCATAGCGCCATTAAAGGCGAACGGGCGTCAAAAAATACTCGACGGATCTTGAAGGTCAGCGTGGCTACAAAACTTGAAATTGTATGTACCGTTCTGATAGTCGATACGTATGGGTCGACGTCCAAAAGTTGTGCAAGTGGACCACAGCACGTTCAATGTTCGGCTCACAATACCCAAAAGAATTTGGGACGTGGCCGTGCGGACCGGAGAGGTGATCGGGGTCCCGCCAAGCGTGGCTGGTGAGGCTGGGATGGCCCTCATATTCAGCCAGCTCAACGGCCAGTTCGCCCACGGCCATGACATGGGCCTCAACGTCGCCGCGATCAAGCAAGCGATCCAGGACATCTATCGTGCCAATGACGGGCGCGGGAAGCTCGGCGAGGAGATCGACGTCGGACTATTGCATCGCGATCCCAAGCTCAAGAGTGGGTTCAAGGGCGTGCTCGTGCACTCGAGCGGCGGATGGCGCGCCGAGGCGTTGGTGGACGGGTGTACCAAGCTCCTAGGCGTCGCGCCGACCGCAACCGAAGCCGCGTGGGAGCGGCGCCAGTTCTACATCACCAACGGCCTACCGTACGGCGAGCTCGAAACGCAGATCGAGGAGCTGCGCAAGCAGTACCCGAGCTACGCGACGGCGCCGCTCGAGGTGTTGATCGAGGAGGTTCGCAAGCACGCTGAGATCGTCGGGCTCACGCAGCAGACCTTCGGGCCAGGCAGCGCCACGGTCCTACCACCCGGCTACGACGAGGTTGGGAATCGAATCGTGGCGCTGCCGGCGGCCCCCGGCCCGCAATCACCCTCGATCTCGGCGCAGCTCCGGCTGGCGGCCACTGAACCCCCGAAGATCGAGGCGCTCGGGTTCAAGAATGGGTTGCCGGCCCACCTCGATCCGGCCACCTGGACACCGGGCGCGGGCGCCGCCGACGACGATCTCGAATGAGCCGCCCGAACTACTTCATCTGCGCCGGGCGTTCGCGCGGCGCGCTGGTCGACCTTGAGCACTACGTGGAGCTCACCGGGCGCACCCGAAAGCAACGGCGCCCGGCGAGCACGTACTTCTCGGGCACCGATCGCGAGTATCGCTGCGCCACGTGCGGGCACCTCGGGTGGTCATCTCACGTCGAGCTGCCGATAGTTGCCGCGCGGATCGTGCCGCCGCAGCCAGCCTTACCGAAGCTGTTTAGCCTTGGGCAGCACGACTGTGATCAGGAGGGTGAGCAACCCGAGCGCGACCACGACGCCGAGAGCCTTCACCCAGGTCGGTAGGCTCGGCGTCGCGATGTCCTTGATCGTCGGGCCCGCGAGCGCGGCCTCGGCCGTTGCGGATTGCATCTGCATGAGCCCCGACGTCGGGATGTTCGGTGCGGGCGCCTGCGGGGGCCCAGAGCCCTGAGTGGTGAGGAATGGCGTGGCCGGCGGGTTCATCCGCCTGAGCATACACGAAGATGCGGAGGGGCGCCCCACGGTCGAGGGGGCTCACCGTGGGACGCCTAGGTTCGTCGGATGTCGGAGTCCGTCGACCTGTTGACCGTTCTACACGACCGTGGATCTCGACGCAAATCAGGTCTTGTGCCGAGCCCGCTCACGTTCGCAGTCGACGATCTTGCTCACGAACGCGGTGAACTCGTTGCATAGGTCGAGATCGTTGTCTGAGAAGTCCGGCAGTCGCGGCAAGTAGGCGGCAACCTCCTCGAGCTGCATCGCGGGCCAACCACGCGTGGTCTCCGGCGGCAATTGTCCAACAGCGAACTGAACGATCGGCAGCATCGCGCGCACGAGTGGAACGAGATCGCGTTGGGTCGGCGAGAGCTGCGTTGCGCGCTCCTGCGCGAGACTTGAGATCAGCTTCGCGTTGCTATCGTGGAGCGCCTTCTCGCGGGCGCGCATCTGATCGAGTTCTTCGAGCGTGATCGTGACTGTTGCCATGCGCGGGACGCTACCGCGTCGGGCTGACAGCTAGTGCTTTGGGGGCATCAAGTCCGGTCGATTCTCAGCCACCAGCCATTGCAGTCGCCGTGTGAGGTGGACGACCGGGTTTCCGGTGGGCCCTTTGAGCCCGACGCCTGCGTCGGTACACGGCATCAGCGGTTCAGCGTCGCATACACGGCAGCCGACTGATAGATCCTTCGCGTACACCTCTTCGGGCGTTCCAAGAGTCGGGGCCATAGTTAGCTCTCCTCGATGGCAGAACCCACCGTCTCAAGCCCACGCTGCATGATGCCCGCAACGACCGGCGTGAGCACGAGCATCATGAGCCCGACCCCGATCGGCTCAATGCTGATGCTGGTAGTCCAGGCCCTGCCGCGCAGGATGCCGGTGTCGAGGCGCAACACGAGCGCGGCGATCACGCCATACCAGAAGCCCGAGCACGCGGCGCAGTCCATGAAGCGGGCGAACGGCTTTGGGTATCGCGACCACAGCCAGCCCGTGATCTTCGCTCGAGACCCGAGGTAGAAGCACGCGGTGCAGAGGAGCGCGTAGATCAGGATCGCGAGCACGGCTAGTTCACCTTGAAGCGCTTGATCACGTCGTCGCCGGTGACCCCGTCAACCTTGTCGACGAGCTCCTCGGGGAGCGTATCCATGGCGCCGCCGGCGCGCGCGATCGAGGACCCTGCGCCGGCCACCCACTTCTCGCACAGGTAGGTAGGCTGGATCAGATCGCCCACCGGCTCCCCGGTGGCGGTCTTGCCCACATCGCAGGTCACGAGGCCGCCCTTGGCGATCACCATGTCGACCTGGTGCACGTTCGTCTTGATCGCCTTGACCCGTGGATCCGCCTCGCCGAGCGGGGCGTCGATCGCGAGGCTGAGGGCGCGTTGCAGGAGCCCTTCACGCTTGGCCTCCCATAGCTTCTGGGGATCCTTCTGGTTCTTGCAGTTCCAGCATCCGGTTGACCGCTCGAACGTGCGTTTGGGGAGAGCGACGGGCATTACCCGTACCGTTCCCCCATTCGCCTGCGTCTGTCAAATCCGACCTGCGTGCTCCGGTAAAATTGACACCGTTGGCGCAAATGGCCATGCTGCCGGGACTCGAATGGGAGGCCGGACCGATCACATGAGCCGCAAGATGGAACTCGCCCGTAAGGCGTTCGATGATGCCGTCCTGATCACGATGACTGAACCCCTCACGGTTCGCGTCGAGAAGATCAAGGGCCACGCGCGCACCCCGATCCCGATGCCCGCCTCCGAGGGCGGCGACGGCTCAGCACCTGGATCGGGCTACACGAAGGACGACATCAAGAATCTCGAGCAGTGGCTCGTGACTCAGTGGTCCGGCGGTGGCCTCTACGAGATCACGGTCACTGACTCATCGGTCTCGCCCATCGCCATGAAGTGGGCCCCGCACTGGGACCCACGCGAGTACCCCGAGATCGTGCCGCCGCCGCTGCGTAGCGCCGTGAACGGTAACACCTCCGCGGCCCCGCCGCAGATCGCTCCCCCTCCCCTTCACCCCAGCCTGCAGGTGCCCCGCATGTCCGCCTTCCCGAACGGCCTCCCCATGACCCCGCTCCCGCCGCAGCCGCAGCAGCAGCCGCAACCCCAACCCGGCTTCTATCCGTCGCCGTACCAGCAGATGATGCCGCCGCTGCCGCCCCAGTACATCGGAACGCCGCAGTGGAACCAGTACAATGCGGAGCAGGAGCGTCGGAAGCAGGATGACGAGCTGCGTGCCGAGCGCGCGCGGCGCGAACAACAGGAGCGCGAGATGCTCGCGGCGAAGCACTCTGCCGAGCTCGAGAAGCTCCGTGCCGAGGCCGATCGGGTCAACCGTGAAGCCGCGCAACGTCACGAGGCCCAGCTCGCCGAGATGCGCTCCTCGATCGCTGCGCTGACGGCCCAACTCACGAACCAGCCCAAGGAAGATCCGAAGCTCGCTCTCATGCAGGCCGAGCTCGCCGAGGCACGCCGTCGTGAGGAGGCCGCCAAGGCCGAGCGTGAGCAGGAGCGACGCGATCGCGACATGCGCGATCTGATCAAGGCGCAGCAGGAGGCCACCGAGCGGCGCATCGCCGACCAGCAGCGTCAGTTCGAGGCGATGATCGCGGCGATCCGCGACAGCGGCAGCAAGCCCGATTCGATGCTGCAGCTCGTGAAGGACATGCAGCGCGAGAACGCCGACGCGCTCAAGGAGATCGCGCGCACGAGTCAGGCCTCGATCGACAAGTTGCAGGCGTTCATGATGAACCCGCGCGACATGATGCTGATGGCTCGCGAGAGCCAGCAGGGCACCGAGGCCGCAACCGATCGCATCTCGCGCATGTTCGGTGGCGTCGTCGAGATGCAGCAGAAGGTGATGGAAAACGCGCTCGCGATGCAGCCGCAGGGCGGCGGCGTTGCTGACGTCGTTCGCGAGGGTATCCAGACCGTGAAGGACACCGCCGAGCGCTATATCGGCGGCAAGGCCTCCGTCGAGCGCGCACAGGCGCAGGCGCAGGCGGAGATCGCTACCGCGCAGGCGCGTGCGATGGAGGCCCAGGCGCTCGCGAACCACCCCAACGCGCAGGTGATCTACACCGCAGGGCCGGGCGCCGAGCAGGCTCAGATCCCCCAGGGCGCGGGCCTGAACGGCGCGCAGGAGCCGCAGGCGACCGTCACGCCGATCACCGAGAGCCGGAAGTCGCGGAAGGCGAAGAAGCGCGACGCTGAGGCGCCCACGGGCCCCGAGGTGAAGCGCCTCGGCAAGACCGATCGCGAGTGGTTCGGGATGGCGTATCCGCAGGTCATCGAGGAGCTGCGTCCCGCCGTCGCGCGCTACCTCGAGTCATGCGGGATGACCCCGGTGCGCGTCACCAAGACGGGCGCGATCGACGGGTCGCCGCCCGAGGATGTCGTGCAGGTCGTCATGACCGCGCTCGGCCAGTCCGTGCAGTACGGCGTCAAGATCCCCGCGCTCATCGATCTGCTCATCCCCGAGCGCTACGCCGATTTCGCGGACGTGCTCCTGCCCGACGCGACCCAGCCGTACCGTGATGACGTCGCGCAGATGCTCGCGGGGGCCGTCGAGCGTTTCAAGGAGCTCACCGGCGAGAAGCCGGCCAAGGCCGACGCCGACGCCGACGACGACGAGGGCGAAGACGACGACGAGCCCGACGACGACAAGCAGGCGTCGTAGTGGCGCCCGATCAGCCCAAGACGCCGCCGCGGTTGGATGTGATCGTTTCGCGCTCCAACAGCGAGCCCACTGGCGGCTATGACGCGCCCATGATTCGCTACGGGCACTTCGTCACGCGTGACAAGTTCGGCAACCCGATCAAGTCGAACACGCGCTAGTTGTCAGCCCCACGCGGTAGAACCGAAGCCAGATCGTGAAGGCCTGGCTTAGCTACCTTGCCGATGCTGCTGCGGCCATCGGCTCCATCGTGGTGCTCGTCTTGATCGGCCTACCGGCCTACGTGCTAGTGGTCGGCGCGGCGTTGCCGGTGCTCGCTTTGGGGGCCCGCGAACGAGCATCTATGATGCTCCCCGAGATATGCGTGTTGGCCTTGATCTGGCCAATCACGCTCGCCGTGTTCATGCTGCACGTAGCCGTCGGTGCCCGCCGCGCGCTGCCGCCCGGGGACGGTACCCCTTGATGCCCGCAAGCCCGGTCACGCGCGCATCGAAGATGCGGAGCAACGTGAAGATCGAGATGAGCCCGCTCGCGATGGCGGCACCGGCGAAGGCCTGCTTGGCGGGCACGCCCACGACCATCATCGGCGGCGCGATCATGATCGTGCGCGCCACGGTCCACCCGAGAAGCCGGATCCCAGAGCCCTTGTCGCGCTCGAGGACACGGGCAGCAGTGCGGTACGTAGGCAGGGATGCTGGTTGGGACATCGCCCCCGATTCTACCAAAGGAACCCCATGAGCAGCAAAATCAGGCTGGGCCTCGCCGTGATGGCCTACGGCGGCCAGGTCCATTCCAAGCACGTCGGCATGTGGCTACGCATCGGAAACACCCTCGCCATGTCGCCGGACCGCTTCGAGCTCGGCGCCGAGGTCATCGTCGACACCAACCCCGTCGATCGCGCGCGTAACTTGGCCGTGGCGCAGTGCATGGTGAACCGCTGTGACTGGATGCTGATGATCGACGCCGATACGTGGATCGAGGAGCCCGCGACGATGACGGACGCGCACGCGGGCACGCTTGCACTGCGCATGATCTCCGACGCGGATCGCGCGGGGGCTGCCATCGTCGTCGCGCCGGTACAGCGCCGCGTGGTGCCGGGCACCGCCGAGCGGCAGCTCATGATCTATCGGCATGTCCCAACATCGACAACGCCGATAGGGGAGGCCGCAGTGCGGTTTCATCCTGGGGGGTACACGCCGTTCGACCACAATCCAGGGGCCATGGTCGAGATCGACGCTGCCGCGACGGCGGTGATGGCGATCAATCTCAACTGGCTTGCGCAGCATGAGATCATGTTCAAGTTCACCGACGACCGCGCGGAGGACATCAACTTCTGCCATGACGTGAAAGCGGCTGGCGGCAAGATTCTCTGCGACGGGCGGGTCCGCACGGGCCATCAATCGAAGTCCGTCTACCTCTACAGCGACGAAGGATGACCAGCACCATGGCGACGAAGAAGACAGCGAAGAAGCCCACGAAGAAGCCTGTAGCCAAGAAGGCGCCAAAGCAACCGAAGCCAACTCTTGTGACGGTGGCTGTCACCGTCAAGATCGGACGCGAGACGTTCAAGTTCGGAACTGCCGAACCCGAACCGCTCACGCATGCGGCCGTTGTCGCATTCACGGATGTGTTTGGAGGCGTGATCCATCCAGTATTGCGCGAGTTCATGTCGAAGCGCGATCGTAAGCGCCTCGCGAGCACGCTCAAGGCCTGGAACAAGGCCAACCCGCGCCCGGTCGATCCGCCCACCACCGTCGACGACGGGCCGATCGCCAATGGCGATGCGGTGGCGGCCGAGAACGAAGCCAACAACGTCGACGAGGGATTTGATCCAAACGTCGTCGATAAGCTCGATGGTGCCGAGCCCGAGAACGTGGAGCCCACCGAAGACGAGCTGTTGGGCGAGGAGTCCGACATCGACAAGCTCAAGATCGTCGCCGCCGAGGGTTCCATCCGTGGGCACGTCGCGCGCCGCCGCCTCCGCGAGCTCGGCGAGGGCGCCTACGTCGAGAGCCTCGGCTTCACGGCCGAGCCCAGCTCCGCGGTCCTCGACGATTCCGGCGAGTACCCCTGATGTGGCGGATGATCCACTGGCGGCTCTGGACGGCTGACCTGTTCTACAAGACGGTCGGGCGTCCGGCCGAGTTCCTCTACTTCGACGACACGGTCACGCCGACGACGGTGCGAGTGACCCCGCGTCGAGGGCCCACCACGCTGCTTCTGGGAGGCACGACATGAGCAACACCACTGCCGAAGAAATGGTCAAAGCGCTCGTCGCCGATGTGATGTTGAAGGCGCTCGACGAGGCGAAGTTCGAGGAGCTTCGTAAGGGCGCGATCAAGTACCTGCTCGAACCTGAACCACCGTCTAGCCTCGCTTTTGGGGCAAAGCCGGGACCGAGCCGGCTCGTCGCGATGTTCAATCAGCAGGTCTCGGAGTTGGCGCACAAGGAGCTCAAGAAGTACGTCGCGGACGACGAGGGCATTCGTGACGCGATTCGGGCGGCGGCCAAGCGCATCATCGAACGACTCATGACCGACGAGCTCGTGCTCGACACCGTTGCTGGCAAGCTCGTCGAAGGTATCCGCCAGCTCAGTTGGCGCTAGGACTTCGAGTCTTCGCGGATCAGTTTCACCGTACGGAACACGGTGATCAGCGCGGAGACGGCGACGGCGAACGTCGATACCAGCGAGAGTGCGAACACGCGATCGTTGTGGGCGTTCATCGTCGCCATGACGTCTTCGATCGAGGCCGGCGCGGTCTGAACGACGGGCACCGTCGGCATGGTCGACGTTCCGGCCGGCAGCGACGCGCGCGAGTCGCCGAGGCCCGTGATGATCATCATGGGGTATAACGTATCATGGGCATATCGGACCACGTCGAACCGTTGCACGCCGCTGATTGTGATCGCGGTGCAGGCCCGGAGTTTCGTGTTGGCGGGCGCCTGATCAGACTGACGGCGGGCTACACAATCGGTATCGACCTGAACACCCGCCAGCGCATCACGCAATGCAATGCGTGCTCTGGTATCGCGGTCGATCTACTTGCCGAGAGCGCTCGCGATGAGGCCGACGGTGAGCGCCACCACGAACGAGCCGCCACCGACGAGCCCGATCAGGTCCCACCGGATGCGCGCTGACGTGATGGGCGCGCCGAGCCCGGCGAGCCGCGCGAAGTCACGCTGGTACGGGTTCATGACGACGGTGGCGCCGGCGAACTGCACCGTCGTGGTGCCGGGCGCGACGCCGACCGACTGCGCGAAACGGATGGCCATGGGCTTAGCCTACCATTAGCGCGCACGTCGCCGTTCGATACCGCAGGCTTCACTCTTGGCCGTGCGTTCGCTACGCACCATGAACGGAGTCCCACCACGTTCAAAGACCTGCCACAGACCCCGCTTGAACTGCGTGATCTTGACGTTGCCTTGCTTGGTCGTGAACTGCTTTTGGGTGGTGGTGCTGGTGTTACGGAGCGCGCACTGTTTGGCCATGCGCTCAGCCTACCACTTGAACGGTAGGTGCTGCGTGCGCTTGTAGGCGATGAACCCGAGCCCGAGCCCTAGGCCGCCGACGAGGAGCGAACCGAGAATGTATGGCTCGATCGAGGCCTTGATGGTCGGGATGGCTTCCTCAGCGCCTGCCTTCGCTTGCGCGCGAATGTAGGCCTCGAACTCGGCGAGCTTCCGGTTGACGTTGGCGCCGCCAGGGATGAGCGCCAAGAGTTCCTTGAGGTCATCCTGAACCGCCACGGGTTAGCCCTTGCTGCGCTTGTAGAGCTTGTAGCCGCCGAACGCGATGAGCGCGAGCCCGACGATGACAAGCCACGTCGGGAGCTGGCGGCCGAAGATGGTCATCGTTCCGCTCGAGGCGCTTCCCGCCGAGGCGCCCTGGGGCCAGAAGCCAGGGGTCACCGTCGGCGCTTGCGAGGCGAACAGGTTGCCCACGATGGTGTGGGTGGCCGCTGCGTTGAACGTCGCGGCGGTTGGAATGGCTCCGAGCTGGGAATCGTCGACGGGCTTCATGATCATCATAGCTACTTGACCTTCTTCTTGTAGAGCGCGACACCGCCGACGCCGCCGGCAACGAGGAGGCCGATGCCCCACCACTTCTTGTACCAGGGCGTTGTCGCCGCGTTGATCGCGGCCTGGATGTTGGCCCCCGCAGCGGCGAACACCTGCTTGGGCTGGGATTGGTAGAATGCGACGCAGACGGGGTCATTCGGCGCGATCGCGCAGATGTCCGTCTCGCCGAGCGAGCGCCCCATGAGCAGCATTACGCTGCCGCCTTGCGCGGGGCCAGCACGAGCTTGTACGTGCCGAAGCCGAGGAGCGCGATGAGCACGATGCCGATGGGCGTCTTGTACCAGCCCGGCGCGAAGAACCCGACCGTGGTCGGCGTCGGCGCTGTGGGGGTGGTCGGCGCCGGGGGGTTCTGGCGGAACTTCACGGCCGCCGTGTTCGCGGCGACGGTGAGGGGGCCCGCGTACTGCGTGATCAGCGACTTCGCCTGTGAGGTGCTGCCGCCAACCGCGAGGCCAGCCTGCAGCACGACGTAGAGCCATGTCGGAAGCTGTTCGGAGAGGAGCCCAAGTGCGGCGGTCACGGCCGCGATGGTCTGGGATCCGACGATGCCGTCGATCGGCCCAGGGTTGATAGCGGGGCGAAGGGTCGCTTTCGCGAGGTTCGCGAGCGCGGTCTGCAGGCCAGACACCGACGATGAGCCGCCGAGCTGGACGCCATGCCCCGCATCTTGAAGGCCGTAGTGCAACATGGCCCTCAGCCTATCACGAGTCGCGCGTTAGCTTTTGCCGCTCGCTAGGATGGCCCCCGCCGCGAGTGCGCCACCGACGATGATGGGCCACGGGACGGTAGACGCCGCTTCGGTGGTCTCGGTGAACTCTTCGGGGATCGGGGTTGGCGCGGGCGGCTGGGTCCAGAATTTACACCACGTCGAGATGGCGACATTGGCGGCCGTCACGGCGGCCTGCTCGGCGCTCGTCGGTGGGGTGCACTTGCAGAGGGCCTCACCCGGCTTGCACGTCTTGCCAGTGCTCTGATTTGAGCAAAGCGTCGACGCCAGCGAGGTGTTGTGCGACTGGATCGCGGTCTGGTTGGCGCAGATCATGTCGCCCATGGACCGCATCAGGCTAGCGAGCCCGTCGATGGCATCCTGATACCAGGCCTTGTCGTAGGGCGTGATCTTGAACGTGTAGCGCCGCGCGGCCCCGACGATCACGGAGATGTTGCGATAGCCCCCCATGGCGACGTTCAACCGGAAGGCTTGGCCGTCCTTGGTCTTGCAGAACTCGTGGCCCTTCTTGTTCGGTCCGCGCCCGAACGTCGGCATGAACTTCGTTTGTGCTGGGTACTCGCCACGAAGCACCGTGGCGTCGAGGAAGTAGCCGCCGCGCTCGAGGTACGCGAGGGCGCCCCCCTGATTTTTGCGTTCGGAGATCGAGGGGGCGATTGGGTTCAAGCTGTAGCCGGGGTAGTCGACAACCCAGCGACCACTGGCGAGGAGCTCGTCAACAGAGTGAAACTTGGTGACCGTCTCGAGGCGCCCGCCGCCGGCGGTGTAGATCTTGACCCCTTTCGAGAACACGTTAACGAGGCCTGATGGGCGGCTCGCCGATCCGGTCAGGTTGTCTTCGATACCGTCATCATTCAGGTCCCAGTCGATCTGGTCGCCGAACACGTCACGCGTGATGTTCGCCTGCGATCGAATGTAGAGCTGGAAGTCGACGGCGAACTGTTGATCGGTCGTGAGTGTTTGGGCAGTAGTGAACGCTTCGGTCTGCAAGCTCGTGATCGGGAACGCGACTGTGTTCCAGGCGAAGAAGCCGTAGGGCACAAGCAACGTGTCGATCCCAAAGCTGCCGGCGGTGTAGGGCCATCCGTAACGGTACGGGGTGCTGAAACTCTTGGCGTTCGATCCGCAGTCCACCGTGGCCACGGCGGCAAGCGCGCGGCTAACAGCCTTGAGGCGTTCGGCGCGCTTCAACACGAACTGGCCGTGTGCACGCTGGATCTCGGCGCGGGTGTCGCCGGCCGTCGAGATCTTGGGCATGCACATGAACCCGTTGGGGCCCGGAGTGCCGGGGACGCCGGCGCGCGCGCGCTGCCAGTGGCCCGCTACGGTGGCCGTAGCCGTTGCCCATGTGTACCCGGGGGGCGGATTCCCACAGGCGACCTCGGTCGCATTGGGGGTAGATGCTGCCGCGGCAATGACCTGGGCGGCATCGGCGCCGTCCTTGATGAAGTCGAAAAGGCCCATCGGTGATGTCAGCCTATCACGTGGTACGCTCGACCTTTATGAAGCCCATCTCGGCGCAGCAGCGCAATCAGGTCGCATGGGTCTCGGGCGCCGCGGGTGTCGCCCTCCTCATCCTCGGCGGTGCGATGTACGCCCGCGAGCGCAAGCTTGGCCGCTCCGGGGGCGGACTTGGGCGCGGCGCGCGCGTCGCGCAGGCCCCGATCCTGAACACGTACTCCGACGGCAACATGCGCGCGGTGCTCCGCGGCGCGCCCGAGATGCCGATCGAGCAGCGCGTGGCGACGATTCAGGAGCTCATCGAGAAGTCGATCCAGGATCCGCAGATGCGCAAGGTCGCGCTCGAGGCCACGCGCAACTGCCCCGAGCGCGATGGGCTATGCGAGGCCAAGGCGATCTACGACTACGTCAAGAAGCGCGTCCGCTACACGGGCGACATCGCGCCGATCAAGTGGGCCGATGGCACCGTCGATGGCGTCGACCTCTACCAGACCGCGCGCCGCACGCTCGAGTTCGGTGGGGGTGACTGCTTGCCGATCTCCGCACTCGTTCTGACCGACAACTACGAGCTGGTGCCGCTCATCGAGCTGGAGCCCGGACACCGCATCATGGGTGATGGCGGTTGGGCGACAGTGCAGGATCGCTGGCTGACGGGCGAGAAGCGTCTGCTCGCGTTCGAGCTCTCGAACGGGTGCGTGCTGCGCTGCACGCCCGAGCATCGCATCTTCCGCAACGTCGCCGGGCGCGTCGAGGAGATTCGTGCGAGCGAGGCGCGTCCTGGCGATGACCTCGTGATGGCCGACAAGATTCCAGTGGCCGGCGAGGATGGCCACGAGTGGCCAGAGGTCGCGCGGGGGCTCACCGACGACGAGCGCTCGTGGTTGCTCGGTACGTTCGTCGCTGACGGATGGGCCGATGGGAAACAGACCAAGGAAGGCTTTGCGCCATACCGCATCGGCATCTCCGGCCGTGACGGGCAGCTCAAGGAAGCGCAGAAGCGTGAAGTCGAGGCGCTCATGGCCAAGATCGGCGTCGCTACGCGTTGGCATGAGAAGTACATCGCGGTCAACGATTCGGCGTTGGCGTGCTTCTTCGCGGGTGCCGGCAAGCTCGCGCGTAACAAGCACGTGCAGTCGCTCAAGCAAGTTTCCGAGGATCAGGTCCACGCACTCATCCGGGGCCTAGCTGCGGACGCTGACAACCGCAATGGTGTGTTCGGTACGACATCCGTGAAGCTCGCGTTGCAGCTTCGGGTGCTCCATCGCATGGTCGGATTCGGTACGCACATCAGTCGCGTCGACAACCACGGCGGGCTCGGAACGCATCCGGTTTATCGGGTGACGCCGCGCTTTGTCGCCGAGCGGCGTGATCATGAGTTCGCACGGATTCGTGCCATCGCTGATGGTGGCGTGGAGCTCTGCATGGACCTCACCACCGACACGGGCAAGTTCTGGTTGCCAGAGTCGGACGTGCTCGTGCACAACTGTGACGACCACACGATCCTCACGTCGACCCTGCTCGCGCTCAACGGCGTCACGCCGCGGATCCGCGTGACCAAGGAGTCGCGTCGCGGCGACTGGTCGCACATCTACGTCGGGGCGCTCCTGCCGAAGTTCGGCGCCGGCAAGTTCGTCGCCGTCGACACCACGCTGCCGGGTGACGCGAGTTTCGGCGTTGAAGCTCCGTACGCCAAGCACGTCGATTTCGACGCGTAGCTAGCGCTTGCAGGCGACCGCGGCGCGCGCGCCCTTGGTCGTGATCTCGTAGTGCTTGCTCTTGGGCGAAATGCGCTTGATGTAGCCGCCTCGCACGAGCTTGCTGACCGATCCTTTGGGGGCGCGGCGCGAGATGTCGCTCGCCGGGAAGGAATGCCCCCGTTGAAGCGAAATGGTGCGAGCGAGCTGCAGCAGCGAGCAACTGACGTTTGCCATGCCTCAACGTAACACGATAGGCTGAGCACCATGTTTCAGCTCGCCGGTACCGAGATCGAGACCAGCACGCTCAACTCCGAGATTGATGGCCTGATCAGCCGCTACGGCGACCCCAGCCGGGTCGATAGCTCGGCGGTCGCCAACTTCCTCGAGCTGTACCCCGCCAGCCAGCGTGACCTTGTCGGGCGCGCGCTGGTCGGCAAGGGCATCTCGAACGTCGCTGTCGCCAACGCGCTCCGGTGGAACGACACCACGAGCGCGTTCGCGCGGAACAAGAGCACGATCCTCGGCGTGCTCTCGCTCGCGAGCGCGGCAGCGTGCGGCTTCCACGGCTACCGCCGCAACAACTCGTACGGCTGGGCGGCGGCCTGGTTCATCCTCGGGGGCATCTTCCCCGTGTTCACCCCTGTCGTGGCCCTTGCCCAAGGGTTTGGCAAGCCCAAGTAGCCTCGTGATAGCGTAAGCGCTCATGGCGAAGAACACCTTCATGAGTGGCCGGCTCAAGATCAACGTCGGCTTCAACGATCGCACTGATTCCTATCGGGTGCGGTTGTGCCCGACCCCGGTGACGCGTCCGGCGAACCGCAAGGAGTTCCCGTGCCAGACCGTGACGGTGAGCCTACCCAAAGCCGGCGCGCGTAGCCGCCATGGCAAACGTCTGGCCGTCGACGATCCACGCGCATTCATGAGCGCCGCGAAGGCTGGTATCTCGTTCGCGCGGCAGGACATCCAAGACTTCGCTGATTGGAAGGGGCACGGCGCTGTCGTGCGCCCGCCGAAGCGCAAGCGTCGCCGGTAGCCGCTCGTGGTACCCTGGGCGGCATGCTGATCGCCAAGCCCGTCGCCACCATCATGCCGCACGAGTCCACCCAGCTCTCGGGGCCGCGCCTCGGCTACGTGAGCGCGCAGGAGTGGCTCGGCGCGCCGCCTGCCGGCAGCCTCGCCGGCGTGTTCGATTCGTGGGCCTGGACCAACCGCAAGTGGCTCGCGCTCGGCGGCGTCGGCCTCGTCCTCGCCGCGATCGGGACCGCGCTCACCGGCGGCCTCAAGTAGATGCTGCGCTACGGGCTCAACGGGCACCGCACACCGGGGCTCGGATCGACGTTCACCGACGCGCAGGCGATTGCCGATGCCCTCGAGCGCGATCCGAACGGTGAAGGCTTCGAGCGGGCGTTCGCGATCCTCGCCAACTACGTCGGCGGGGACCTGCAGCTCGTAGCGAACAAGGCGATCGCGCTCGGGGCGCGCCCAGACCTGATCAAGATCATGCTCGATAGCCTAGGCGGCGAGACGATCGAGGTGGTCGGGACCGCGCCGAGCTCGACGGCGGTGAAGGTCGGCAAGCTCGCGCTCGGTGCCGCCATCGTTGCTGGCCTCGGCGCGGGGCTTGTCGCCTACTCGCGGCGTGGGGCGTAGCTGATCGTGACGCCGTTGAAGTTCACGTAGCTGTCGCGTTGAGCCCAATGCGTCGCCGGGCCGGTACCGAATACAACCTGATGTCGGGCGGCGTCGTAGTTCTGGTAGTTCGTGAACACGACAAGCACCGGGGTGTATGCACGGGCTTGGATCGCGTCGAACGGTATGTGCGGCTGATAGGCGCCGAACAGCACCATTTGGTTTGAGCGTTCCTCGGGGCAGCTTCGCGATCCGAACACGGCGGGCGCGTCGGGGTCATCTGGGCGCGTCATGCCGAACGCCCAACGATTGGCGTCGTAGAACGAGACCACGCCACGAGTGAACGTGTTGGGGATGCCCGAGAACACCATCGGCGGCTCCGTCTCGCGATGGTTCTGGAAGAAGGCCTTGTTGTAGGCGCTACCGTGCGTACCGCACCCAGTGAATTGCACGATCGTGGGCCCGATCGGGGTCTCGCCGATCTTGTTGGCGAGTAGCTCCTCGAGCTTGATGACGACGTAGCCGCTGCCCACGATGTGGTGAAACCCTCCGGGGCACTCGCGCAGCACGCTGAGGGCGTCGGCCCACGCCATCAGTTGAGCCGCTCGGGTGCGACCTCGCGCGGCGCGACTTCGCCGTGCGTTAGCGTGAGCTGATCGGTCAGCATCTTGACCACGTGCTCGGTCGAGAGTTTGGTCTCGTTGCAGTAAGCGCTGATCGCGAGCACGAGCGTGCGCGTGGCGTCCGTGGGGAACAGGATCAGTGCATCAGCGCCCGTGACCTCCTCAGGCAGCCCCAACGCTTCGGCCATGAGCGTCGCGCCGGCCGTCGTCACGAACGTGGCGAACTCCTGCGCCTGGGCCTTCGTCGAGAGCTGCATCACGCCGCGGCGAATGGCCGCGTCAACACTAGCGATGGCCGTGCGACGGCGGCGTGCGAGCGTCGACACGACGCGGCGCTTGCGCTTGGTGATCGGTTTGGCCATGGGGAGAACGCTATCACGTAGGCCTGACAGGCCTAGCGGCGGTTTCTCCGCTGCATCGACGCGATCACGTCCTCGGGCACGTAGCGCAGCGTGCGCCCGCCACCACGTAGCGACGGGATCTCGCCCGCCTTCGTCATGCGGCGCACCGTAGGTACGCTGACGCCAAGAATCTCGGCCATGCGCTCGATGTCGACGACGGCCTCGTTGATGCCGCCCGGGTGCGTGGCCGCTAGCAGCTCTTGGATCGCCGCTTGGCCGATGTGCTGGATGTACGCAAGGAGATCCGCCACCGGATGGAACCAATCATCGCGAATGCGCGCCGCCTCATACTGTTCACCGATCGCCTCGGCGTGCTCGAGGGGCGTCATGGTCGAGACGAGCCCAATCAGCATCGGGTCGAACGGGTTGTCACGTGCGAGCTCAGCGAGCCGGCGGCCGATGTGCGTGCCCTTGGCGCCCTCGATCTTGATCGGGCCTGCACCGCCGGGCGGCGAGACCTGGACGAACATCACCCACGCTTGCCCGTTGCCGCTCGCGTGGGGCGCGAATGCGGAGGCAGTGGTCGGGCTGACGATGAGCATTGGGGACGCGTGATCACTCGTGATCAATCGAGCCGCCCCCGGCGCGAATGGATTCGACTAGTTGAGCATCTACGAGTGAGCATGCGTCGTCAAATGCCTACGTAACCAATTGGAATGATTTGACATTTCACTCACGTGCGCGTAGTGTTCTTGACCATGGCGCTCATCATTCGGCAGGACAACCCGGGCTCGCCCATCCGTCCGGATCGCGTCTACGCGACGGGGGTCATCTCGCCGATGAGCGGATTCTATCCGCCGAGCTCTGCCCAGCGTGTGCTACAGGCGTTCACGTCCGGCGCGCTGGGCTCGCCGACACTCATGGGGCCCCTCGCGCGCCTCGGGTACCGCGTGCGTGCGTTCTTCGCCGCGCGGCGCGCCCGTGCCTTCTCGAACCTCTCCGGCGGCAACGTCGAGGCGCTCCACGCGCAGCGCGTGGCGCCGCAGATCGCGCAGCAGGTTCGTGTCCTCGATCGCATCGCGTCGGGCCCCGCGGGCTCGTCGTCGGCGATGGTCGCGCGCAGCAACATCTTTGGGCGTCGGTACTAGGTCATGGCGAAGGTCATGACGCTCTCTGGCGCCGGTGACCTCGGTGCCCCGCCCAAGCAGGGCGAATGCAAGATGGTCTGCAACACGCGTACGGGGCGCGCCGCGAAGCTCTGCTTTGTCGGGAAGTCCTCGAAGAATCGAAGCGGCTGGCAGTTCGTAAAGGGCGGCGGCCAGCGCTGCAAGTAAGTCCGTCACCCTCAACCCCAGTCAAGGAAGGTACACGTCAAATGGCTCAGCTCCGCGGTTCCGTCAACCTGCTCGGTCTCAACGCCTACGGGCAGAACCCGGGCATGAACCCGATCTTCGGCACGCTCATCGGCGGCGGCACTGCGGCTGTCACGACGATCGCGCTCCGCCACACCGGCACCACGAACAACCCCGAGTTGTTCGGGCTCCTCGGCGGCCTCGCGGCGTCCGGCCTCATGTTCTCGATGAAGTCGACGCGCCACGCGGCGCTCGGCTCGGCGGTTGGCGCGTTCTTCGCGGCCGGCGTGGCCTGGCTCGAGAAGACCCTCTTCGGCGCGCAGACCGTTGCCGTGCCGGGCGTCGGTATCCCGACGATTCGCGGTCTCGGCATCCCCGCCGCGCGGCAGCTCAACGGCGTCGGGATCCCGAACATCTCGAACGTGAGCTCGCCCGTGGGCGTTGCCGGCAACCAGCTCGCGCAGCCGGGGCACTCCTCGCCGCCCGTGAGCCTACTCGGCACGCAGTCGCCGCAGGCGGCGCAGCTCCGCGGCATGGGCGGCCCGACGACGCACGGCCTCTCGGCGGCGTACGGCGCGACGCTCATGGGCATGGGCCGCTAACGCGACCCTGATCGAATCGCACTAGTTGTCTCTTCACGAGCGCCTCGGCGCTCGTGGGCCGAGCACCGATGAGGGTGCCATCGCGCGGGCGTCGTAGCCCGCTCGGCCCGCTGTTGCCTTCGCGAAGGGGACGTCCCCTCCGCGCGGGCGCGAACCTGTAATTTTTCAAGGAGAAGAAGACATGGCCGGCACTGTTGGTGTTGCTCCCGGAACCACGACCATCCAGATGGCGGATGGCAAGACCATCTCGATCGAGGACTGGATCGACGACAAGCTGTACTCGACGGTGCAGCTCGTGAATGCGCAGAGCTCGCCCGTCGAGGCGTTCATCGCTGGCCGCAGCCAGCCGATCTCGGGCGGCACGCGCGCGTCCACCCAGGTCGACACGAACGTTCCGCGCTCGGGCGACTCGGGTCTCATGCAGTCGTGGGAGATGTACATCTACTCCCTCTGCGTGTCCCCGGTCCGCGTGATGCGTCCGCCCACCGGCGCCGCGAACCCGACCCTGGCCGATGGCTCGGGCGCGCTCTCGAACGTCCCGACGCTGCAAACGCTGCTCTCGGTCGATCGCGTCACGTACCTCAAGTTCCGCTACAACGAGAAGGACTACTCGTACGGCGTGATGTCCGACTACCCGGCGGGCAAGGGGTACTCGGTGTTCTCGACCAACGCGATCTTCGAGAACGCGAACAACGGCGTCCCGTCGCCGCGCGACCGGCAGGCGCTCGTGCTGCCCATCTGGCTCCGCGAGAACCTCGCGTACAAGATGAGCTTCGCGCCCGAGGCGCCCCTGGTGATCAACCAGGCGGCGTCGGATGGCCAGACGGCACTGACCTTCATGGACGTGAAGACGTCCGCGTACGGTCTGATCCGCCGCAACGTGACCTAGTCGGTCACGGGCGAATCGCTCGAGACAACGGCTCCGGCTTCGGTCGGGGCCGTTTCCCGTTTCGGGCTCAGAACGGCAGCCTCGGATTAGCCTGGCGCCTGCGTGCCTCGGCCCACGCCTCGCGCTCCGTCGGGTAGGTCCAGATGCAGTGCAGATCGCCCTTGCTGTTCCTGAAGCACAGCGACCAACCAGCGGCTGAGAACTGACACACCACGTAGTGCTTGCGGATACCTCTGGGGCGCTTGCTCACGTCTCAACCCTCGCCGGTCTCGTCGACGATGAGGTGCTCGCGCACACGCGTGTGGTAGTCCGGATCGATACGACTCTGCATGGTGGATTGCAAGGCGTCGAGCACGCCAGTAACGACGACATGGGCGCCGCCGAATGCCGCCTGCTTGCGCGTGTACATCTCGCTGGTGGCGACGGTCTCGCCGTTGGCGGCGACGATCGTGAACCAGTATTGAGCCGGGTCGATCATGCGGTCCAAGGCCTGCTTGTGGATCTTGATCTTCATGCTTCTCCTGTTTCGTCGACTAGGATCATCTGCCGGAGCTTCACCGTCATCACGCCGCTCGTGGCGCCCGCGAGGGCGGTCACGATGGTGCGCGTGGTCGGCGAAGCACCGTCCGTCAGGCGGACGAGATGCCCGAACAGGCCCTTGAGCAGGCCGTCGATCTCGCTGAGGGCGGTGAACTTGTTCGGGTACGAGCTGCTCACGGCGACCGGGTTGCCGTGATTCTCGAGCGTGAACGCGTAGGCGCCGTGGCCGCGCTTCTGTAGCCGGATCTGCACTTAGTTCACGTCCTCGGCGCCACCAAGCGCGTGCACGATGGTGCGGCCCCAGAACGCAATGCCGACGACGTGGGGCACTTCGTGGTGCGGGATGCCGATGGTGCGGGCGATGAAGCCCACCACGGTCGTCCATTCCTCGACCTCGCGCTTGCCGTTCACGGTCTCGCGCAGTGACTGGCGATCGACGAACATCTGGACCACGTCGTCGACCTTGAGCGGGGCGAGAAAGCTCGCGAGCTCCTTGTCGGCATCGGCGCGTTTGAACACCTCGGGCCAGGCCGAGGGCCCCTTCGAGATGTACGCCTTCGGGGTCACCTCCGGGCGAGTGAAGTGGAGGTCACGGGCGGGCTTCGGCAACGTACTGACAGCCATTTGGACTTGGCTCCGGGGTATGGGTTAGGATGACGAGACCATGAGCGATACCGAGTTTCCGATGAACGCGCCCGCAGGTACGGCCCCCGGCGGGAAGGGTCTGCCGATCCTCGGGCGCATCCCGTGGGCGATGTCCGGCGAGATGACCGTGACTTCCGCGATGCCTCCGACCCAGTTGCCGAGTGCGACCTTCGCGAACAACTTCTCCAAGACGTTCGAGATCCACGAGATCACGTTCGCGTGCGTCGGGCTCGACAACAACGGCGTCGCGTTGCCCCTCAAGACCCAGCCCAGCCAGTTCGCGCTGCAGAGCATGGTGCGCGTGTTCTTCCAGGACTTGCTGTTCACGCAGCCGCTCACCAAGGTGGCGACGAAGATCGCCACGCTGACCGAGGGTGACGCTACCAATCGGTGGCGCTGGAAGGCGCCGTACAACCTGCGCAACCAGGGCAACATCGTCGCCACGCTCGAAGGCCTCACGTTTCCGAGCGGCGAGAGCGTCGATCTGATCAGCATTGCCGTTGTGATCACGTTCAAGGGCTACTTGCTCGTGCAGGGTACGGGCGACTTCACGCCGTAAGGGCATCGGAGCCACCTACTCTAGCGCGAGGGGCTGACACTCATGGCCGCAGAATCTTCGTTCATCACGCTCACGCTCCCCGAGGTCGACTCGGGCATGGGTGACGGCAAGGTTGTCGTGATCGCGCAGGCTCCCGCGGATCGTTGGATCCGCGTCCAGGCTCGCAACATCTCGTTCGGCGCAGGTTGCCGCATCTCGGACAGCGAGAGCGCGCTCGCACTCTTCCCCAACGACTCGAACACCTACTTTTTGCCGGCGGGGGCCTGTGACGTCTTCGTGCTCTGCCCCGGTCAGCGGCTGTTTGCCTCGAGCGCCAGCGAGACCGCCAAGCTCTGTTTGGCCATCTCCTGGGCGCTTCCCTCCGACGTCTCCCCGGCGAGGCTGCTCAGCCTGTAGTACAGTCGGCTGATGGCGGATCAGGCCACTCGGCTCAAGACCATCGCAGACAACCTCGAACAGAGCTACCAGTCGTTGCGCCTCGCCGGCGCGAACATCGCGGGGCTCTTGCAAGTCGGCAAGGCGACCTGCGAAGAGGTGCGGGCCTACAACATGTGGGCGACCGCCATCTACAACACGCAGAAGGGCATGCTGCTCACGCTGCGTCAGCACGGCGAGACCGGCGTGCCTGCCGCGCCTCCGACACCGTTGTTCTTCACGTGGAAGGGCTCGGGCGGAACCAACATCGACTGCAACACGGCGACCAAGACGTTGCAGGGTGCGATGAAGGCCGCCCTCCGGGGCGCGAGCTCGGCGAGCTTCCTCTCCACCAACGAGATCAGCATTCAGACCGACGATCAGCACGCGCTCGCCCCCGAGAACAGCCCATCGTTCGCGACGCTCGCAGCGCTCGTGCAGTCGCGCGAGATGGCCAAGCAGGCGGGCCTGGGCGCAGTCGGCGTCATCATCGCCATCGCCGGCATCGCCATCGCGATCTCTGTCGCGATCGCCGCCATCATGAAGTACCTCGAAGTCTCCGAGGTTGCTGAGAGCAACACCGAGCAGGTGCGCGAGCAGTCGAAGGCCTTTGCGGTCTACACGGCCGCGCGGCTCGACTGCTTTCGGAGCTGCCTCGGCGAGGGCAAGACCTCGGAGCAGTGCGCGCCGGTCTGCGATCGCCTCGTCGACAAGCCGAGCTTCTTCGCGCCGGGGTCCGGCGGTAAGTGGGGCGCGCTGCAATGGATCGGCTTCACCGTCGTCGCTGGTGTCGGCACCGTCGCTGCCCTGAAGCTCTACCAGCGCCACAAGGAAGGTCGGCCGCTCCTCGAGCTGCCCGACCCGCCCGACTACGCTGAAGCCCCGTAGGCGGATCTGGTAGGCTCGGGGGATGCGCATTGACGATCTCACCCGAATGGGCGCCACAATTGGCCATGTTGCCCCGGTCACACACGGCCCTGACGTGCTCAACCACAACGGCCCGATCGTGTTCACGTTCGAGGGCCCGAAGGCCAACATGCCCTTCGATCTGCCGCCGCGGCTGCACGCCGACAACTTCACCGCCGTGTTGGGTGAACGCGCCGCGCCAAAGCCTGGCCGTGTAGTGCGTGGGGTTCGCGCCATGTTCCGTGCGGCGCACACCATCCTCGACGCGATCGAAGATGCGATCGAGCTCGCGATCGCCTCACAGACCCCATCGGATCCTGGCAGCCCCACGCAGTAAGCTTCGGGCATGAGCAGCGGCAACGATCTCGTTCACGTCAAGGCGATGATCATCGTGTTCGCGATGAAGGATTGCCCCCATTGCGAGGAGTACAAGCCGCTCCTTGAGCGCGAGCTCAAGCGCTTCCAGGCTGCCGGGTTCCCGTTCGACATCTACGACGGGAAGATGGTGCCGCCGGGGCGCATCCCGGTGCTGTTCCTCGACGCGACGACGCCGGATCCGACCATCCAGAAGCTCATGGACGACTATGGCGTCGAGGGGGTGCCGGTGACGCTCCTGCTCACGCGGAGCGCGAGGCCGTGGAAGCACGAGGGCCCCCTGCCTCCCGATCAAATCTACGAGTTGCTGCATTCTGCAGCGCTAGCGAATCGCTGATGCGTTATGCAGCACGCAGCCTGAGGGGCATTTCCGATCTGGGTGCATCCGCTGATAAGATCGGTGGAAGTAGTCATGCAGCCCACGTCGATGCCCCTTTCATCCGTCCCGGCCGTGCCCGATCAGTGGGCGCAGTTCGGCATCGTCGGCATCGTCGCCTTTCTGTTCTTGGTGGCGGTCGTCTACTTGTTCCTGCGCTCTGACAAGCGCGAGGCGAATCACCTCGTCGAGCGGCTCAAGGTGGAGTCCGCGCGCAGCGATCAGGAGGAGAAGTTCGCCGTCGAGCGCGAGGGTTGGAAAACCGAGCGGGCGCTCATCGTTGCCGACTTCGAGCGCAAGCTCCGGGAAGCCGTTGAAAAGCAGTCCATCGACCTCCGTAGCGAACGCGAATCACACGCGCAGATGTTGCGCACCGAGCGCGAAGCCAATCGGCAGCACGAGGATCTCGTGCGCAAGGAGTTCACCGAGCTCATGGATCGTGTCAGCTCCCAGCAGTCGGAGTCGGCGGACAAACTCCGTGACCTTCTCAGCCGGTTCTATGACCGTTTCATCTCACCCGGATCGCGCGGCGGGTAGGCGCGAGGCGTGCAAGCGCCTCACACGGAACAGCCCCATCAAGGCATGACGCGTAGATCTCACCCCGGCGGGGTGATAGCGTCGATGGGGTAACTTCACGGAAGGCCCAAATGTCGCATCGTCCCCCTGCCGCTCGCCCATCTCGCCCTCGAGCTGATGGCTCCATCGGAGTCCTTCCCGTAGCACGTAAGCACGCAGAGCGCGCGATCGACGCGAACAAGCGCGTGTGCAGCGCCGCCGACCGCTTGCTCGAGGAGCTCGACGAGGTCACCGCGCCGCACGGCATTCCGGTGACGGGCCTCTCCGACGAGGACTCGCTCGTCATCGCGATCGCTGACGTCCGCGCTGCCGGCGCCGCGCGCAGCTAGCTGACAGCCCCACGCGCTAGGGTCGGCGTATGAAGCTCGAAGAGCTGCTCCAGTGCGCGCGCAACCTCAAGCCCTCAATTGTCGGGTGGCCCCAAGGGCACCCGCGTCTCCCCGACGCGGATCTCGTCAACGTGACCCTGCTCGTTGATAGGTTGATTCAGCTCTCCGGCGTCAGCTTCCCATGTGGCTTCCCCGAGCCCACGCTCGCTAAGGACGAGGCCGGCAACGGTGTCGTCATGTACGACGGGCATGGCTACACGCCCGACGAGGCGCGCGGCATCGCCATCGCGATGCTCTACAAGGCCGACGAAGCCGAGGCCGTGTCGTGAAGCTCCCACCGAGCCTGCAGGCCGTGTTGCGGGAGCTCAAGGGCCGCCCGGCAACGGCCATGGAGATCATCACCGTACTGCACCCGGATGGGCCCGTCCTTGGGGTGTTCGATCAGCTAATGGCACGCGGGTTCATCACGGGGGATGTTGGCGCCATCGGCGGCTGGAACCCGCACATGACCGTGTTCGAGATCACCGGCCTTGGCGAGCAGGCGCTCGCGATGCACGACGGCGCACAGCGGGGCCAGGCCATGCTCGATCGGTTCGATCTCGTCGTCGCCAAGGCACGCGAGGAGTACCGCGCGTTTCTTGAGGCGGGGCACATCCCGACAGACATCGAGGTCGGCGTGGTCTCCTCGTCGCACGTGTTGAAGGTTTGGCTTCGCGCGCCATTCTGGGAGCCCGCGCATGCGTTGGTGCTGCGATGAAAAGTTCGAGACCCGCCAAGCCGTGAGGCCTGACGGGTCCGTTACTGTTTCCACACGTGGTGGATCAGCTACGCGCTAGCTTAGCGCAGGCGCGCGGGCGAGAGCTCGGTGAACTGCGTCGAGACGCAGTTGCGGAACTTCGAGCCCTTGAGGTTCTTGCGCGAGCACGAGCGCGAAGCCGCCGCGAGCGTCTTCTTGAACGGGTTCAGGTGCCCGGTCTTGGGCTTCGGACGCGGGCCGCACGCTGGTCCGCTCTTGCCGGCGAACTCGATCGTCTTGCCGCGCTTCGTCTTGAACTTGATGGTGGTCCGCTTGCAGCCGGACTTGGGCTTCTGCTTGGCCATGATCCTGTAGCTCCTTCTAGCGCCGGACGTTACGAACCTGCGTCGCCGGGCGCGGAGCGGGACGCGGGCCAGTAGGAGCCACCGGCCGCACGGGGCGCGTGCAGCACGAAGGCGTGCTCGGGGGCTTACCCTGACTCATGGGCCCAGCATATCACGCCTACGTTGACGTAGGCGCGGCGTGCTAGGGCCGTTCGGGTGACCAACGCGAGGCCACCCATGCGCCCACCACGGTTGCGAGGAGGCCGGCAGCGGCGAGCGTACCGCCGGCCCCAACAACGCTACCCGGCCCGACGATCGGCCGGCCACAGATCGGAAGGTCGCCCCATGACGGGCGGCCTTGCCCGAGCTGCTCGAGGGTGAGTTGCACTTGCCGCGCCCCGATCGGTGTCTTGTCCGTCTGCCCCTTGAGCGGCGCACGCGCGAAGATGCTCCACGGGTCGACGTTGGGGAGAGCCCCGACCCAGAACTCGCCCTCACGCGCGCGGTTGATCACGTGCGCGCGAACGCCGCTCGAGAGGATCGGACGCGTGCAGCTTCCGCAGCGCTTTCCGCTGCCACCAGTGTCCGGGTAATACTCGAGCCCGACCTGATCGACGGCGCCGCGCCCGAAGTTGGCGCTGGCCCCGGACAGCACGAACTTCGCGAGCATGACGGTGAGGGCAGTGGGGTCCCTCGACGTTGCCGCCCACCGACCATATGGGGCGCTGTCGACGCCGCTCGGGGGGTGGATCGGGCCGTAGAAGCCGCGGTTGGGATGCCCCGCCTTCTGGCGATAGAGCAGGATGCCCGTGACGCCGGCGAGGCGCCACTGCCGCGAGCGGTTCACGGCGATCTCCCCAACGAGCACACGCTCCTCGACCGTGCCAGAGCCCTGCTCGCTTTGCATGTAACGCGCGAGCGTGTACTCGTCGAGTGTGAGCCCCGGCGGGACCTCGGCGAACGATGTCAGCTTCTCGGCGCACCGCGCGCGCATCGTCTCCGGCGCGCACGGGGCATTGCCCGTGCTCGAGTTGACGGGGCATCCCACTGACAACGGGATGTTGTACTCGGCGATGCCGCGAAACTTGTCGAACTTCTCGTGCCACCACGGTAGGCAGTCGATGGGCGTCGTCATGGGGTGGTTTCAGGATACCCCCGCCCCCGTGATAGGGTCTACTTCTATGGGTGACGCCAACGTCGTGAACCTACAGCGTGCGCTCAACCGCTTTGCGGCGAGCGTTGGTTTCACCCCGATCGCCGCGGATGGCGTGGTGGGCACGCAGACCTTGATCACCACCAAGCGGGTGCTCACGTACATCGCCGTTGATCTGACCGAGACGGGTGAACCGTTCTCGCAACAGGCGAGCTACTTCGACGCGAAGACGACCACGAGCACGACGGTGCTCGCGGTGAGCTCCGCCCAGCTCGCGGCCTTCTTGAACCAGGTCGCAACGGCTTGGGCGCTGCCCGTCACGGGACCGGGCATGATCATCCCGGGTGCTGGCGGGGGTACTGTCATCGGCACCAAGCCGGGCCTCGCGACGTCGCTTGTCGGGGGCTGGTACAAGCTCGCCGCGTGGCAGAAGGTCGGCGCGGTGTTGCTCGCGATCATCGCGGCCTTGTGGGGCGCCAAGCAGTGGAAGGCCCGTAAGGGGGGCGTGTAATGGCTGAGACAGTCCGTTTTCCGATCATCCGCGCCAGCATCGGGCCGGGCAAGACCTTGCCCTCCGAGGACGATCAGGTTCTCGTGCTCGTCAGCGCGCAGGATTCCTTTCCCCAGGGCGGCGGCAACAACTTCGTGGCGCTCGCGCCATGGAAGCAGATCGCGGCGGGCTCCGAGACGCCATACACCGATGTCGTGATCGAGTTCATGTACGCGGGCCCCGGTACGCCGAGCTCGTTCCAGATCGGCGATGGAACTGCCACGACGGCGCTCGGGCTGTTCGGCGAGATCACGGTCCCCTTCAAGGGTGCTACCGCGCCGCAGCGCTTTCTGTTGGGCCGGCTCGGCCTCAATCAGGGCACGGTCGCCCCGACGATTCCGATCATCTCTTCGACGGTCGGATTCGCGCAGGAGGTGTGCAGCGTCGCCGTGTACGACAAGCTCGCCATTGGCGGCATCAACACCGTCGTGAGCGTCACCGAGTCGTACCCGATCACGGTACGTGCACGTCCGATTCGTCGTCGGTACTACGGAGGCTAAGCCATGAGCAAGTGCAACGGCTTCGTACCCGGTGGGGGCGGCGGCGATGGTGGTGGTCCGTCCATCCAGACGATCTCCGCCGGAACGACGGTGGCGACCGGCCCGTTGGTCGCGTTCGGCAACGCCAACGGCGTGACCTTCGGCGTCAACGGCAACACGGTCACCGCGAGCATCGTCGCGGGCGGTGGTGGTTCCGGGTCCGGTGTCGGCCTATCGGCCGGCACGACCAACGCGACCGCCGGCGTGGTCGTGTTCTCGAACTCGAACTCGATCTCGTTCGGCCTCAACGGCCAGACGATGACGGCGCAGTTCTCGTACACCCAGAGCACGGCGCCGGGTGCGATCGCCGCTGGATCGCAGACCGCAGGCTCGGGCACGGTGGTGCTCGCCAACAGCAACGGCGTCACCTTCGGGATGTCGGGCAGCTCGCAGGTGACGGCGAGTGTCTCGAGCCTCGTTTACTCGAACTCGAACAACATCACGTTCGGCCTCAACGGGTCGACCCTGACGGCGTCGGCGTCCTACTCGAACTCGACCGCCCCCGGGGCCTTCGCCGCCGGCACTCAGACCGCAACGTCAGGCACGGTCGCGCTCGTCAACTCGAACGGTCTCACGTTCGGGATGTCCGGTAGCTCCCAGGTCACTGGCTCGTTTTCGACGCTGGTTTACTCCAACTCCAACAACGTGACGTTCGGGCTCAATGGCTCAACGCTCACCGCTTCGGCATCACAGAGCTCGCTCAGCTTCTCGAACGCCAACGGCGTCACCTTTGGCACCAACGGCTCGACGCTCACTGCCTCGGTGGCGGCGCAGACCTCGCTCGTGTTCTCGAACTCCAACGGCCTCACCTGGGGCACTAACGGGTCGACGATCACGGGCAGTTTCAGCTCGCTCTCGTTCGCTAACGCGGGCGGGGTGAGCTTTGGGCTCAACGGCTCGACGCTCACGGCCGCAGCCCCTGCGGCGACGAGCCTCGTGTTCTCGAACTCGAACAACGTCTCGTTCGGGACCAACGGCAGCACGATCACGGCGACGGCGAGCTTCCCGGCGCAGGTCCCGTTCGGGGTGTCCGCCGGGACACAGAGCGTCAGCACCGGCACGCTGGTGTTCTCGAACTCGAACGGCGTCACGTTCGGGATGAGCGGATCGTCGCGGATCACGGCCTCGGTCGCGGCGCAGACGGCATTCGTGTTCTCGAACTCGAACAACGTCTCGTTCGGGACCAACGGCAGCACGGTGACGGCGACGGCCACGTTCTCGCAGTCGACGGCGCCCGCCGCGATCTCGGCGGCAGGGTCAAGCCGCACGTCGGGCACGATCGTGTTCTCGAACTCGAACAACGTGTCGTTCGGGATGAACGGCGGCACGATCACTGCGACGGCGAGTTTTCCGGGTGGCGGCGGTGGCGGATTCTCGGGCAGCTACTGGGCCCCTGCTGGGAACTTCCCGAACAACCTCGGGATCACTTGGAACCAGAGCCAGTTCAGCGTGCAGCGGGTGTCGGCGGGGATGTCGTTGTCCGCGACGCGCATGGATCTGCTCGTCGAATACGGCTCGACGGTGTCTGACGCCACGTTCTCGTATGGGGCCACGCTCTACACCATCAACTCGACCGGCGGCTATGCTCAGTCGGTGAGCTCCGCGACTGTGACGGCCGCCCTCGGCGCGGCCACCGGCATCCGCTGGCGCTCGATGCCGCTCGGGACCTGGAACATCACCCCGGGCGAGTACCTGCTCGGCATCAACGGCGCGTATTCATACGCTGGTACCCAGCCACCGACCTGGATGCACTACGGTGCGCTCATCCCGCCGCAGATCGAGGGCACGGGCAACGAGCCGTTCCTCGCCAATGGCGTGTTTGCGAACACCCTCAACGTCACGCAGACGGTGAGCGCGATCTCCACGAATGCGGTGACCAACCAGTTCGCCAGCTATGCCATCGCGCAGCCCTACGTGCGCTTCGTTGGAGCGTCGGCGTAACTCATGGCGGATACGCAGCCCATCGCGTTTGGTTCTTACCAGGCCTCGAGCATGCGCCTGGGCGGTGCGAACCCGTACCCGCAGGGGTCGATCTCGGCGGCTATCGTCGAGCTTGGCAACTCGGTCGTCTCGTCGATCACGTCGATGGGGACGGACACGAAGTACGTCGAGCTGATCTTGAACAACCGGGGCCCCAACACCGGCGGCGCCGGCAATGGGCTCACCCTCGTCGGCGGCCTTGCCGGATACCGCATCAACTTCCCAGGCACTGTGGATGCCGGGACCGCCGGCGTGCAGGGCACGCTGGGGATGATCAGCGGGGTCTCGTGGAACAGCGGATCCCCCGTGGTGTTCTCGAACGGCCTCATGTTCTTCGACAACGCCAACGGGGTGACGTTCGGCGGGTCTGTCAGCGGGCAGAGCATGACGATCACGGGCTCTGTCGTGGGCGGCGGGTACGCGCTACAAGCCGGCACCCAGAACGCCTCGAGCGGCACCGTGCGCTTCGAGAACTCGAACGGCGTCACGTTCGGAATGAGTGGCAACAGCCGGGTGACGGCGTCGGTGGCTGGCGTGTCGGCGGTGTCGGCGGGCACCAACGTGATCAGCAACGGCACCGCGGTGTTCTCGAACTCGAACGGTGTCAGCTTCGGCGTCAGCGGCTCGACGGTTACTGCGCAGCTCGTTCCGGCGCGTTACTGGGACGTGAACACGCCCATCACGTCGATGGCGTTCCGCCCGCTGTCATTCGGCTCGGTCACCCTGCAACGCGTGCAGATCCCACGCATGTCCGCAACGCGGATGGAGCTCGCGGCCGAACTACGCCAGGTCGGTAACGACGCCATCACGCTCGCCCTGGGGGCCGGGCTCTACGGCATCTCGGGATCGACGATCACGTTGCTCTCTACGGCCTCGGTTGGGCTCAACCTCACGCGGGTGTCGCTGTCGACCTCGAATCCGCTCATCATCGAGAACCAGACCGGGTACCGTTGGCGATCGATTCCGCTCGGGACGTGGAGCATCACACCGGGCGAGTACATGCTCGCGTTGGCGTACAACTACACGAACAGCGGCGGCTTCGCGATCTCCTTCGATCCTTGGGGCAACGTGGTTTCGCAGGCGATCTACGCCCCCGGTGATACGACGGTCAACTACTCTGCCTACTTCGCCAACGGGATCTTGGGCAGCACGCTTGCCGATGTGACCGCCTTTCCGAGCTCGTTGCAGCTTTCGCAGATCAACCAGACCGTGGCTGAGGCGCAGAACTCGCCGTACTTGCGTCTCGTCGGTACCGGAGGTTAACCGTGGACACGCAGCCGATTGTCCGGGGCTCGTATGGATCCTCCAACGCGCGCCTAGGAGGCGCGAACCCATACCCGCAGGGGTCGGTGATCGATGCGATCGTCGAGCTTGGCAACTCGGTCGTCTCGTCGATCACGTCGATGGGGACGGATACGAAGTACGTCGAGCTGCGGCTCAACAATCGTGGGCCCAACACCGGCGGCGCCGGCAACGGCTTGACGCTGGTGGGCGGGCTCGCCGGCTACCGCATCAACTTCCCGGGCACCGCTGACGCTGGTACGGCGGGGGTTCAGGGCACGCTGGGGATGATCAGCGGGGTCTCGTGGAACAGCGGATCCCCCGTGGTGTTCTCGAACGGCCTCATGATGCTGTCGAACGGCAACGGCATCACGTTCGGCGGCTCGATCGATGGCAACTCGTTGTCCCTGACGGGGTCTTCAGCCGGCGTCAAGGCGCTCGCTGCTGGCACCCAGACCGCAACCTCTGGCACCGTCGTGTTCTCGAACTCGAACGGCGTCACGTTCGGGATGTCGGGCAGCTCTCAGGTCACCGCCAACTGGGGTGGAGTCAAGAGCGTCGCCGCTGGCGGCTCGACGATCCCGGCGACCGTTGTGCTTGGTAGCGCCGACGTCAACTTCGGGATCGCTGGGGTGACGGTCACGGCTGCGCCATTTCGTGTGTCCATGTCGGCCAACAGTGACTCCCCAATCCACCCGGAAGGCCGGGCGGCGATCACGCAGCAACCTGGGGTTGGTGGATCCTCGTCGTACTACGCCAGCTTTCAGCGCCTATCGTTCGCTAATGCGCTCTCGGCGACGCGCTTCGATATCGTGGCCCGGATGTTCGGGACGGCTAGCACCGCGAGCTCGATCCAGACACGCTACCCGGGCGGGTCGATCACGATCGTGGCAGCGATCTACACGATCAACAACTCGACGATCGGGTCTGTCAGTTCAGCGTCAACGCAGATCAGTTGGGAGCGGCAGTTCACTGACGAGTTCGTCGGTACTGAGTGGTACCGGGGGCAAAGTGGGTGGCGATGGCGTTCGATGTCGCTTGCGGATGGCGGTTGGAACGTCACCCCCGGTGAGTACATGGTGCGCATGCACATGTCGATGGGGGCCCTGCAGTCCGCCGACGACTTCATCTATTTCGAGGTCCCGGCGGCGTACTACAACGGTGGGCCCGGGGTCCCGATCCTGCCTCCGGGGGTATCGACCATACAGACGTTGCCGTACTTCGCGAACGGCGTGTACTCGGCGACGGTCAACGTCAACCCGACGACGCTGGGCACGGTACATGTCTCCGAGATCCAATCGAATAGCGTCGCGCAGCCGTACTTTAGGCTGATCGGTAGCGCTTAGATTAGAGTAGGGGTCGATGGCCGACACTCAGCCTCAAGTAACGGGCAGCTACGCGTCCGTTCAAGACGGCACGTCAACGCTCGGGATCCAGCGGCTCGTGGTCGGGCGTTCGGACGACGCGGGCGGGCACACGATTCAGTTCGGCCAGAGCACGAATCCGCTCGAGTTGCACGCCCCGACGGGGCCGTACACGTTGACGTTGCCGCAGGGCAACGGGCGCCTGGGCCTTGTCTCGGCGATCGTCGTCAGCGATCAGACCTTCACCAACGGACAGGTTGCCTTCGGGGTCAGCAACGGCCTCACGTGGGGCATCTCCACTGACGGCAGCTCGGCCACCATCACCGGATCGATCCCGCTCTACTCGAGCGTCAGTTTCGCCAACGCGAACAATGTGACGTTCGGGCTCGCGGGCTCGACGCTCACTGCTAGCGCCAGCTACAGCCAGTCGACGGGGCCGGGGGCCATCAGCGCGGATGGGGGCGCGATCACGAGCGGCACCGTGTTGTTCTCGAACTCCAACGGGGTCTCGTTCGGGGTAGCCGGCCAGACGGTCACCGCCAGCGTGGCGGCGCAATCGGTGGCCCCGGGGGCACTCGCCGCCGGCACGCAGACGGCCACCAGTGGCACCGTCGTGTTCTCGAACTCGAACGGCGTCACGTTCGGGATGTCGGGGAGCTCGCAGATCACCGCCAGCTATAGCCAGAGCACGGCCCCGTCAGCGGTTGGGGCCGGGGTATCTAACATCACAAGCGGTTCGGTCTACTTCTCGAACTCGAACAACGTCACCTTCGGCGCCAACGGGCAGCGCATCACTGCCTCGGCCAGCTTCGCCCAATCGACCGCCCCCGGCGCGATCGCGGCTGGAACCCAGACCGCCACGAGCGGAACCGTCGTGTTCTCGAACTCGAACAACATCACGTTCGGGATGTCGGGGTCGTCGCGCATCACTGCGAGCGCGAGCTTTCCCGCGGAAACCCCGTTCGGGGTGTCGGCTGGTACCCAGAGCGTCTCGACGGGAACGCTCGTGTTCTCGAACTCGAACGGCGTCACGTTCGGGATGTCGGGCAGCTCCCAGGTCACTGCGAGTGTGAGCTCGGTGGTGTTCTCGAACTCGAACAACATCACGTTCGGCCTCAACGCGTCGACGCTAACGGCATCGGCAAGTTACAGCCAGAGCACGGCTCCCGGCGCGTTCGCTGCCGGCACGCAGACGGCCACGAGCGGTACGATCGTCCTCGCGAACTCGAACGGGCTCACGTTCGGGATGAGCGGATCGTCGCAGATCACGGGCAGCTACAGCCAGTCGACGGCGCCCAGCGCGATCGGTGTGGCGGCCTCGACGGCCTCGAGCGGCACGGTCGTCTTCGGTGACGCGAACAACCTGACGTTCGGCATGGTGGGCAACACCGTCACCGCGTCGGCGAGCTTCCCTGCACAGAGCACCGCCCCCGCGGCCATCTCCGCCGCTGGTAGCTCGGTCTCGAGCGGCACCGTCGTCTGGTCCAACAGCAACAACGTCTCGTTCGGAATGAACGGGAACACGATCACGGCAACGGCCACGTTCGCGGGGGGCGGTATCGCTGCCGCAGCCGGCACCCAAACCGCCACGAGCGGGACCGTTGTCCTTGCGAACAGCAACGGCTTGACGTTCGGGATGTCGGGCAGCTCCCAGGTCACGGGTTCGTTTTCTACCGTCGTGTTCTCGAACTCGAACAACGTCACGCTCGGCTACAACGCCGGCACGCTGACTGCGTCGGCGAGCTTTCCCGCGGAAACCCCGTTCGGGGTCTCGGCAGGCACGCAGAGTGTCAGCACGGGAACGCTCGTGTTCTCGAACTCGAACGGCGTCACGTTCGGGATGTCTGGTTCAAGCCGCGTTACCGCGAGCGTCAGCTCGGCGACCTTCTCGAACTCGAACAACGTCACGTTCGGCGTCAACGCGGGGACGGTGACCGCCAGCGCCAGTTTCAGCCAGAGCACGGCGCCGAGCGCGATCTCGGCGGCTGGCGCCTCGGCCTCGAGCGGCACGGTGGTGTTCTCGAACTCGAACAACGTCTCGTTCGGGATGAACGGGAACACGATCACCGCGACGGTCACCACGCCGAGCCAGGTCCCGTTCGGGGTGTCTGCCGGGACGCAATCGGTCTCGACGGGGACCCTCGTGTTCTCGAACAGCAACGGGGTCACGTTCGGGATGAGCGGATCGAGCCGCGTGACGGCGTCGGTCTCGAGCGTCGTGTTCTCGAACTCGAACAACATCACGTTCGGGCTCAATGCGGGCACCCTCACCGCAACGGCCACGTTCTCGCAATCGACGGCCCCCGCGGCGATCAGCGCTGCCGGCAGTTCGGTCTCAAGCGGCACCGTGGTGTGGAGCAACGCCAACAACGTCTCGTTCGGCATGAACGGCAATACGATCACCGCCACGGCGACCTTCGCCGGGGGCGGGGGCGTCGCCGCCGCCGCTGGGACGCAGACGGCAACGTCGGGAACGGTCGCCTTCGCGGACAGTAACGGCCTGTCGTTCGGCATGTCGAACAGCTCGCAGATCACCGCGAGCTTCGAGGCCATCAAATCGGTTGTCGCCGGTACACAGACCGCGGTCGGACCCCAACTCAGCTTCAACAATAGTTGGGGCGTGCTGTTCGGGATGGTGAACAGCGCCAGCATCACGGCGCGGCTGCAGTTCGACAACGCGTTCGCGGCTGGCGGCAACGTCCAGTTCGGGGTGACCAACAGCTCGATTTGGGGCTCGGCGCCGGCGCCGATCACGCTCTCGGCGGGGACCAACGTCATCGCGGTAGGCACTGCCGTGTTCTCGAACTCCAACGGGGTCAGCTTCGGCATCAACGGCAACACGATCACCGCAAGCGTCGCGCCTGGCGGTGGTGGCGGCGTCGCGGTGTCCGCCGCCGGCAGCTCGGCATCGACTAACACCATCGTGTGGTCGAACTTCAACAATGTCTCGTTCGGGATGAACGGGGACACGATCACCGCCACGGCCACGTTCGCGCAGTCGACAAACCTTGCCGCGCTCGCCGCGGCTGGCGGCACGATCACGACCGGGACCGCGAGCTTCTCAAACGCCAACGGCGTGAGCTTCGGCGTGAACGGCCAGACCGTCACCGCCTCGGTGGCGGCACAGACGGCGTTCCAGTTGTCGAACAGCAACGGGATCTCGTTCGGCACGAACGTCTCTACCGTCACCGCGACCTTCGCGGGGATCAAGAGCGTCTCGGGCGGCACCACCCAGGTCACCAACGGCGAGCTCGTGCTCTCCAACGCCAACGGAGTGACCTTCGGCGTCAACGGCAACACCGTCACCGCCTCGGTCGCCGCCGGCGGTGGCGGTGGGGTTGCAATCTCCGCCGGCACCCAGACCGCGACGTCGGGCACGGTCGTGTTCTCGAACTCCAACGGCGTCTCCTTCGGTCTGAACGGCCAGACCGTCACCGCCGCCGTTGGCAAGGTCGCGAACATCAGCTACTTCACGGCACACAACTTCCTCAGCGCATCGGGCGCGGCCGTGGTCACCACCTCCGGCAATCTCAGCCTGCAGCGCATCGTCGTGAACGCACCGCTACCGGCCACGCGCCTCGAGATATTTGCCAGCCACACGGTGAACGGCAGCCAGGCCGGCTCATACACGATGCGCGCCGCGCTCTACTCCATGGCGGGCACGTACATCACGCAGCTGTCCAGCAACTCGCAGTCGTACACCTTCGGTACGGGGTCGACCAACTCGTTCTCGGTGTACGGCGGCCACTCTGGCATCCGCTCGCGCAGCATGTCCGTGAGTTGGTCGATCGAGCCGGGCGAGTACATGCTCGCCCTGATGATCTCGAACTCCAACCCGGCTGGCACGACGGGCTCGTGGACTGTGTATGGCAAGTCGGTGCTCGCGCAGTTGGCGCCTATCGGCACGAATGGAACGAGTAACCAGGTCTGGAAGGACTGCGTCTATACGGCGTCGGCTTCGAGCTTCATGGACAGCATCCAACTGGTCCAGGTGCAACAGTCCGTCACTGGTGCCCTGCGCCAGCCCTACGTCGAGCTGGCCGGCACGTTCTAAGGCTTCACGGCTTGGAGCTTGGCCTCCCAGTCGCTGATCTGGTTGATCTGGTGGGTCATCTTGAGCCGTGCCGCGTCGGGGTGCAGGAGCGTCAGATCCTGGCTGACCATCGGGTTCGCGCCGCCGATGAAGTTGCACCGCACGTTGTAGTGATCGAGCATGTTGCCCTTGCGGAACTCGGGGTTCAGGTACGCGAACGTCTCGGCGACGATGTAGCGCGTGTGGGTCGGGTCCTGAAAGCCGCGGTTCGAGAACGCGTTGGGGACGACGATCGTCATCCAGGCCCCGGGGGCCATGATGCGCCAGCACTCGTCGAAGAACGCGAAGAACGGGTTCTGCCCGTTGACGAGTGGGTACTGCGGGATGTGCTCGATGTAGTGGGAGCAGTAGAGCTCGGCGACGCTCGAGTCCGGGATCGGGGCGCCATCGACCTGCCACGGGAACTGGTTCAGGTCCCACACGTGCTGGGCCTTCTCGTAGATGTCGATGCCCTCGAAACCCTCGCGCGGGCGTTGGCCGCAGGCGAGATCGAAGCGGCGAGTAGCGGTGGGCTGAGCGATGATCGGGGGCGTCGTCATGGGAGCTGCAAAACCTTTCTGATGTGGGAGCCAACAGCGGTGTAGGAGAAACGTTCCGGGAAGTCGTAGAAGAGGGATTGAGCGGGCCGTGCCGTCGTCGCGCGCTGCATCGCCAGCGCGAGCTTGGCGTGGTTAACGGTGATCCAAGCGTCGCGGCACGACAGGCCCTGTGGGCGGTGCCCGTCGCAGATGACAAGATCCGGCCGGCTCTCGACGAGTTGCGCCGACGCGGAGCTCAAGAAGAAGTCGCTGCCGAGGCCCATCGGGGCGATCACGTGTTTGCCCGCGAGCACGGCCTCGAACGCGGCCAAGCCCCAGGCTTCGCCGTGGCTCGCGGTCACGAAGCAGTCGTGATTGCGCAACGTCGCGTTGCGCCGATCGGGCGGGAAGTCATCGTGTACGACGCGCAGGGCCGGCAAGTCTGAGGCCCCGATCGCAGCGATCTTGGTCGCATCGTCGAGCTCCTGGCTGTACGCGCCACGCAGGTAGAGCGTGAGCTCGACGGGGTCTGCGGTCTTGAACGCGGCCGTGTACGCGCACAAGAGCCCGCGCAGATTCTTCCGCGGGGAGCTGTCGCCGCGGTAGTAGAACCGATAGAGGGGGCTCGGCGTGGCCGGTTGCTGGTGATCGCGGTCTGCATTGTACGCGTGCGGGATCCAGTCCGTGAATGGCTTCGGGCTGGGGGTCGGGCTCCACACATGATCGAACTTGGCGAGCGCGGCAAGGAGCGCTGGGTCCGTGGGGGTGGCGACGCCCTCCCACGTCGTGTAGACCGCCGTCTCGACGCCATCGAAGCGCGAACTATCCATGCGCAGGGATTCCAGCTCGCGCGCGGCGGCGAGTGGCTGCAGATGGATGAGCAGGAGATCCGGCGTGCGCGTCCAGCGATTGAAGTGCGGCGCAAGCGGGGCTGCGTCGCCTTCCCAGCCTGCCATCGCGCCGTGGCGCCCGATGTCCAGTTCGATGCCGGCGGCGAGGATCGATCGGCACAACCCGGTGCCTGCCTCGCCGTAGCCTGAGCGCCCGCCAACGTGGCCGTAGTAGCGGATCAGCACACGATCACCACATCTGCTTGCCGGTGGGGTCCGCGAGATCGATGTGCCCGACGCGAACGCGCGTGTCGACGGCGAACCGCTTGCCTTTGCGCTTGGCCTTCTCGCAGAAGTAGAGATCCTGCGTGAACCCGACCGGGCCCTTCTCGGGGATGATGTCCGAGAGAGTCTGGAACCACGGGCCCTCGATGTCGCGGAACAGGTCCATGCGGTACAGCGAGCAGCCCATCGCGATCCCATTGACCTCGACGATGTTGCCGTTCGCGAGCGCGCTGCGGATGTCGCGCGGCCGGAACTCGAGCTCGCCCGTGCGCCGGAAGTGTTCGGGGTCGCCGTACGCCATCGGCATGTTGAAGTCGCCCTTGGTGAAGTAGAGCCCACCGACGGCATCGAAGCTGCCCGCCTCGATCGCTTCGAGCAGCCGCACGTGGGCGTCGGGCGGCACGAGGTTGTCGCTCTCGAGCGTCAACACGTACTTCCATTTCGAGAGGTTCGGGTCGGCCAGGATGTTCTTGATCATCTGGTCGTACGCCACCCCGACCTCGTGCCCGATGACGTAGAACTTGGCGCGCTTGCCGTTCATCGGCGCGATGAGGCTGTCCCAGGCCTGAACGATGCGCCAATGGAACTTGTGGTCGCGCTCGGGGATGATGATGATCGTCGAGTTGTCCTTGTAGGTGGAGCCGGGGATCATCTCGACGCGCTCGAAGCCAAGCATGCGATCGCGCTCCATCGCGGTTTCGATCGCAACCTTGCCGGTTGCATCGGCGACGGCGCTCGCCGCCGGCAGCGTCACGGACTTCGGGGTAACGTCTTCGTTGGCCATCGGGGCAGCACCCTAGCGCGTGGGCCTGACACCAAACGCGCGTTTGCGGGGTGTCTGGGCGATGCGGTACCGTCACCTGATGGAACCCAATCCCTCCTCTTGGACTGATTTCTTCAAGTCGGAGCGCGGCGTGTTCGCGCTCGCGCTCCTCATCGCGGCCACGGTGCTCGTCGCACTTGGGCACTTCACATCCGAGCAGTGGAAGGAGTTCGCACAGTGGATCGCTGCCTTCTACCTCGGCGGCAAGAGCCTCACTGGTGCGGCGATGCTCATCGCGAACCGGCCGGTGACCCTCACTGGTGCGGTGATGCCCATCGCGAACCGGCCGGTGACCCCGACCGTCATCACCAATCCGCCCACCACCAACACCACCACCGTCGTCACCCCGAACGTCTAGGAAGGCCCACCCATGAAGCCCCTCAAGTCGATCGCCAAGTTCGCCCTCGTCCTCTGCCTGCTCCTCGGTCTGCCCATGTGCGGACCGCCGACGTACGTCGACCCCGTGACCCACGAAGAGATCGCGTGCTCCGAGCTGCCCGCCGTCACCCTCGAGACGACCATCGCGGAGCTCGCCCAGGTCTACAGCACGAAGGGCTTGCCAGGCGTCTACACGTACGCGCTCGGCAAGGGCGTCGCTTACGGCGGCTGCGCGCTCGCGTACTTCCTGAATGACCTCCTCACCGTCACCCCCGGCGAGCAACCGCTTTCCGATGCGGAGGCCGTCGCGGCGCGCAAGACACTCGAGGACGCACGCGCCGAGTTCTTGCGACTCGAACAAGACAAAGCGCTCAAAGCCACGCAGAGCCCGCCGCGTCGGATCATCTGGATCGATGCCGAGGGCCACGCGCTGTGATCTTCGAGGCGCCGCTCGTTGGGCCGCTCGGGGTCTCGCATAGCAAGACGGACTCGCGCACGATCAAGCTCGCCCAGGTCGCTGTGCGCCGGCCCCTGCGGGCCCCGCCATCGAAAGCGATCTGGGGCGTCCTGCCCACGGGCGGTGTCGTCAAGCGTGGCGAGGCGTACGGCAACACCGAGATCGGCAACTGCGTGTTCGCCGAGTGGGGCGGCGTCGACGAGACCGTGTGCGCGCACACCGGAGCGCCGCGCAAGGTCACGCGTGATGTCGCGATCCAAGGATACTCCGACTACACGAACTACGATCGCGCTACCGGCAAGGGCGACGACGGCTCTTCGATGTACGATGGGATCAAGTGGGCCAAGGCGATCGGGCTCATCGATGCGTTCGCGCAGATCGAGACGGGCGACGCCGTGCAGTGCAAGGCCGAGATCGAGCTCGCCGTACACTTGACCATGAGCGCCCAGCTCTCCGTCGCGATGCCGATCGCGTGGCAGTCGCGCAAGGTCTGGGACTCGGCGCCAGCGCAGGGCCGCGATCGGACCTGGGAGTACGGCTCGTGGGGCGGTCACGCGATCTCGGTGATCGACTATGACCAGCGCGGGCTCTGGGTCTTCACGTGGGGCGGCGTGAAGTTCATGACGTGGGAAGGCTACCTCTCGTACCGCAAGAGCGACGCTTACGTCGGCTTCCATCACGCGCTCGCGCGCATGCCCGATGGAAGCCCCACGCCGTGTGGCCTCTACGCATCCGAGATCAAGCGCATCCTCGCGGGCCTCTGATCACAGCCGCAGAATGGGCGGCTGAGCGGGTTTCGCGCGCTTGGGAATGGCCTCGTGATCACGCCCGCAAGCCGTTTGATTTCGCCCCCCTACCACGTGTACGGTGACAGGTAAGGAGCGAACCAACGCATGGCTATCACCGCAACTCTGGTGGCTGCCGGTAACAACCGGCTCCGCTACCTCCTCTCGACGGCAGTCACCACCGCCGACTCGGTCACGATCTCGACCAGCGGCGCGGCGACGCCCGATGTTCGTACCGACTCGCCCGCGGGTCCGATCAAGGCCCTCGCGCTCGCTGCCGTCAACGGCTACGGGGAGATCGGCCCGGCGAGCATCACCCAGGCGCAGAGCCGGCAGCTCTGGCTGTCGGACAACGGCGATTCGTTCGGCCCTTCGGTCCGCCCGTCGACGGGCGAGCTCCCGACGGCGCAGTGTACGATCGAAGATCGTACGAGCGGCGCAACGTTCTGGGCCGTCGACGCCAACGTGTCGGGCGCGAACCCGACGATCGTCGTCAACTCGTTGGGCGCTGCCGGGACGGCGTACCTCGACATCTTCATCCCCGGCGCGATCGGAGCCTAAGTCATGGCCGTTACCGCTTCCATCGTCTCCATCGGGCACAACCGCCTTCGGTATCGGATCACGCAGGACGGCACCGCCGGCACCACCGTGACCATCACCTCGAGCGGTGGCGCGACGCCCGACCTCAAGACGGATTCCGTCGCGGGTCCGATCAAGGCGCTCACCAACGCGCCGACGACGGGCTACGGCAGCATCGCCGCTGGCGCGCTCACTCAGGCCAACGCCCGCACGCTGTGGCAGGCGAACGGCTCGGGCACGAGCCCGTTGCCCTACGCGCGCTGTCAGCTCACCCAGCGCAGCGGAGACCCCGCGGCTACCTGGGCCGTCGACTCCAACGTGTCGACCGGCATCCCGACGATCGTCGTCACCGCCCCGTCGACGGCGGGCACGGCGTACCTCGACGTCTACATCCCTGGCCAGATCGGAGCCTAAGTCATGGCGATCACCGCAGCTCTCGTTGCCTCGGGCAACAACTTCCTCCGCTACCTCGTCACGTCCACATCCGGCGGCGGCGAGGCCGTCACGATTACGTCGACGGGCGCCGCGACGCCGGACCTCCTGACCGACTCCGCCGCGGGGCCGATCAAGAAGATCGCCAGCGTCAAGACGGCCGGCTACGGCAAGGTCGCCGCCGGCACCACGATCACGCAGGCGCTCGCGCGGTCGTTGTGGCTCTCGGATGCCGCCGCGACGAACCTGGGCCTGCAGGGCGCCGCCTGTCGGGTGCAGGATCGCTCGGCGGTCGGCTTCGTCGTCGACGCCGTACAGGGCGTCGACACGGCAACGGCCTCGATCACGGTCACGGCCGCCAATGCGGGCACGTGCTACGTCGAGGTCGCGTTCGCCGGCGCCATCGGCTAGGCCCCTTCGGCCGGCGGATCACGTACACGGCCCCGGGCACTCCGGGGCCGTTGTTCGTTCAGGCCTCATCACCCGGGCTTCACGGCATGGAGCCATTCCGTCGTGAGCCGTTGCTCGGCTAGGTCACGATCGCGGATCGCCTCGGTGAGCGCGGCGCGTAGGGTCCCGACCTCGGCGATCAGCGCCGCCCGTTGGGCCTCCCAGCCGATCAACTCCTCGGGGAGCGGTGTCGTCTGCGTTAGCTTCACGATCACGGCTAGGAGCTCGTCGCGGCGAATCTCGAGCGCGGCGCAATTCGGGCACGTCATCGGGGTACCTCGATGGTGAAAGGGGCTCGCGAGCGCCGATCACGCTCGACCAGCTACGGGCCCGCACACCATGTGCAAGGCATCCGCGCGATCGGCGCTCGCGAGCTAACAGCTAGCCGTCGACGGGCGGGGCGTTGATCGGGTCCAGTTGGCGCGTACGATCCTCGACGGCGGCCACCCGTGACGACAACAGCGCAACTTGGCTCGCGACACCTTGCACGCGTCCGCCCACCTCGGCAATCTGCGCCCCGAGCGATGGCGGCCCCCCTAGCACGTCGACGACGCGCGCGAGCTCGGCCTCGCATGCCTGGCAGAATTGCCCGACGTTGGGGACCTGATCGACTCCGCTCGCGGCCTCGTATTGCGCGCCACACCACGCGGTGAGGCCCACACTCATGATGCCCGCCTTCGCGGTTCGACGAACAACGCAGCGGGTTCCGACGGGGACCGCGACCATCGACGGGATCGACATGCCACGCACTCTAGCGCGTGGGGGTGTCAGCGAAGACGCGATCAGCGGATCGGCGTCGGGAACGTAAACTGCGTGCCCAGCTCGGGCCAGCGCGCAACCGCATCGCTCCATGTCGTCGGCAATTCGCTCGCCGCGTATTGCGCGGCATTGTCCACGATCACGCGTGCCATCTGCACCGCAAGCGCGCGCGCGAGATCAAACGTGAACTCGTGCCCCGCTTCGCCGAGCATGGTTGCGAGCCCCGCGCGAAGCACATCCGAAATCGAGACCCCATGAGCCTGGCAGTAGGCCTCCAACTGGATCCGAGTCGCGGTAGGGACCCGACACGCAAGGTAGTGATCCGGCTCCGTACCCCGGGCGGATGGCCGCTGTAGCTGCGGGCGGATTCCCATGGAATTCGGATCAGACTCGCATAACCGTAAAACAATCGCAAACTTACGGGCTTTCCGAGTCTTTTCGCATAGTTATCCGAGTCATCCGAGCGGCGGGTGTGGCAAGGATTCGACACCTGTTTAACGCATAGTGTCCGAATATCCACACTTTCTACCATGTGATTTCGCATAGTTATCCGAGTCCATCCGGTCCGACCGGCAGCTATCCTACCAGATTTCGGCTACTTAGCCGATTGGCCCGGGACTTGGATATTAGGGCACCATGGAATCGAACGGTCCGAAAGGCCCGGCCGATTCGACCGACCGACCTACCGACCCAAGGAGCCGATCCGCATGTCTTCCACGTTTGTTCCGGGCAAGCTCAAAAAGCTCCCCACGCTTTGCACTGCGCAGTGCTGCGATCTCAAGATCGAGAGCGCGAAGCAGCGCGTGTGGTTGTGCCGCGTCAATCACGGGGTGACCGTCGAGCGTTACGACGCGCCGAGCGGCCGGTGGGAGATCTACGCCGGTAGCTGCTCCGCCCGCGCGGGGGTGTATCTGTGATCGAGCTTAGGAGCAGCTTTCCGAGTGAGCGCTCGGCGCGCGCGTTTGGTGAGCACGTCTCCGATCGCCTCAATTGCAAACACGCGGTGTCCATACTCGAGGTCAACCGCGAGCCTACTTGCTGGTATCGCCTCGCGGTTCCCGCGCGGCACATCAAGCGCGCGGAAGAGCTGCGTATCACGTGGGAGGCGGCCATCGCAGCCGTTGGTTCCTCGGAAAGTGAGATCAAGTAATGCGCGATCGGTATCTGCTTCTGCAACGTGACGGCAAGGTCTACGTGTGTCTCCACACCACGGCCACCGATGAACCCGTCCTGATCTTCCATTGGTGGCTAACCAAAGCGACCCCAAAGCAAATGGCCGACTACGGCATTGCTGACGGTACCCCGGTCCGCCCGAACAACGATGGCACCTATCAGATCGAGGGGCGCGGGATCTTCGTCGCGGCCATCAACGGCGGCGCGACGCTCGCCGAGCGCGTCGAGCGCGTCTCGGCCCCAGGACCCGATGCGCGCAAGGTCCGGCGGCGCGCGGTCCGCTGGTATCAAGGTGGCTGGCAGGTTCTCTCTAAGCGCGAAGGATGGATCGCCCTATGACGCGCAAGATCACCTATCACGTGGTGCGGCTCGTTGCACCTAGTGCGTTCTATCCAGACGGCTCGTGTCTAGTGTGCTTTTCGGGCCCGTCGCTGGAACTCGCGACGCAGATCCACGCGCGTGAACTCCGGCAGGGATTCGACGCGAATTTGTTGACGCGCATTGCTACCGACGACAACTAGCGCGGTTTCGCTCGTCACGCGTGCTCTGGCACGCGAGCCGATCAAAGCCTCGCACCGACCGACCAACCGACCGACCGATAGGAGCTTCCATGTCTGATCTCGCTACGCTCGCCGCTGCGGCGGGCATCTCGTCCAAAGCGCTCGCCAAGATCACCGCGAATCTCGGCCCCAATGGCCTCGGCACCGCGTCAGAGGCCGAGCTTCGCGCGCATGGCGTCGCACCCGTGCTCGCCAAGCGCCTCTCGGCAGCAATCGCGCTCGGGCGGACTTGCGTGATCCGTGCGGGGGAGCCCAAAGCGGTGATCGGAATGCCAGCGCTTGCAGCGGCCGAGCTTGCACCGCTGATCGAGGGCCTACAGCAAGAGCTGTTCTTCACGATCGCCCTCGATGTCCGTAACCGCTTGCTCGGCGTGTTTGAGGTGGCGCGCGGCACGGTGGCTAGTGTCGAGGTCCACCCCCGCGAAGTCTTCCGGCCGGCGATCCGCATAGCCGCAGCGGGGATCGTGATCGGGCACAATCATCCGAGCGGGGACCCCACGCCGAGCGCCGAAGATATCGCGCTCACGCACCGCCTCAAAGAGGCGGGGACGATCCTCGGGATCCCGGTGATTGATCACATCGTCATGGGATCCGGTGGCCGCTTTCGTTCGATCGCGGAGTGCTTCTGATGCGTACGCTACCATCCACGGGGCGCCCATCAACGCGCGGCAGCGTCGTGCTCACCGTCCGCTTTGACGTGACGGGGTTGACCGCCGATCAACGCTCGCGGTTCTTAGGCGCGCTGATCGCGCAAGCGGAGGGCCTCGACGACGATCCCGACGGATACCCCGAGCTTCCTTACCTCGACTTCGTGATCACTCCAGCCCGCTAGCCGATCAACCAACCTACCGACCAACCGACCGCCCAAGGAGCTACCGCCATGAAGATCACAAGCTGCAATCTCACCGGGCCTACGGGCATCATCGCCACGCCGATCACCATCGAGGCCTCGATCAACACGTCCACACTACCAGCGTTTCACGTGCCCGCGTTCGGCGATCCTAAGACCTCGCCCCGGCTCCGTGAGATGTCCACGCGCATGCGCGCGGCGATGTATGCCGTGGAGCTCACGTGGCCCGTGGGACGCATCGACATCGCGATCACGGGCGCCGACAAGATCCACGCCGCCGCCGCGCTGGATCTGCCGATGGTGCTTGCCATTGCCGGGGCCGGGCTTCCCCTCGACGGGATCATGGTACTCGGTGAGCTGGGATTCGACGGGTCCGTGCGCGCCGTGCGCGGCGTGACCCAGGCCGTGCTGCTCGCCAAGTCGCTCGGCATGCGCGGGATCCTCGTGCCGGCCGTGAACGCTCGCGAGGCGTTCGCCGTCGCGGACGGATTCCCGGTCCACGCGGTCCTGAACCTCGCTAACGTGCGCGACGCGCTCGCCGCCGAGGTGACGCAAGTGATCAGCACGCGGCCCCGCGTCGACGGGCCGGACTTCCGCGACGTGCGCGGGCAACCAGCCATCGTCCAGGCCGTCGAGGCCGCCGTGAGGGTGCGCGCGCCGATCGCGTTGTCGGGCCCGCCGGGCACCGGCAAGACCATGATCGCGCGCCGCGTGCCGAGCATCCTGCCCGCGCTCACTCGCATCGAGGCGCTTGCCGTCACCGCCAACTACAGCGCGTGCGGGCTCGCCGAGGATCTCATCGCCGAGCGCCCGTTTCGCGCGCCCCACCACACGATCTCAACGGCGGCGCTTGTCGGCGGTGGCGCTGGTCCACGCCCTGGCGAGGCGCAGCTCGCCGCGTATGGGGTTTTGTTCCTAGACGAGTTGCACGAGTTCTCGCGGCTCGCGATCGAGGGCCTCGCAAACGTACTCGAGCGCATGCCGGCCCGCGAGCGCCCGCTCGTGATCGCCTCGACGATGCCTTGTCCGTGCGGCTGGCGTGGCTCGGTCGAACGCGTGTGGGCGCTCACTCAGTGCTGCCAGTGCAGCACTGAAACGGTACGCCGGTTCCGCGAGCGGTGTGAGGGCTTCATGAAGGTTCTCGGGATGGCCGAACCGATCGCCGTTCAGCCCGTCACCATGACCATGCTCCGCGATGGCGCCGAGGGCGAGGCGAGCGCCGCGATTCGTGCGCGCATCGAGGCCGCCCATGGTTAGCCAGGTCGACACCGCGCTCGCGGCCCTCAACGCGCATCAACGGCGCTACCGCGGCGAGGTCATGACCGCCGGAACCTTCGCTAGCGCGGAGTTTGATCGCCTCTACACCGTGTGGATCTGTGCGCGGTGGGACGCCGGAGACGCGTGGGCCCGTCGGGTCTGGACCACGCGCCCCACGGGGGGCGCATGAGCGCCATCGGCACCGTGATCGAGACGCGCTACGGCACGATCGAGATCACGGGCTGGGATGGAGCCTGGCGCCACGAGATCTATCGGCCCAAGGAACCGCACCCGAGTGAACCCTGGAACCGTGAGATCCGCGAGCGCTCGATGGCCACGGGCCCCGACGACATCAGCCCCCCGATCACCATCGGCCTCGACTACCGCGCCGAGTGCCCCGTGTTGCTGGCTCAACATCAAGCACACCCGCGAGCGCCACGACGCCGCGCTTGCGGCGATTCCTGTCACCCCCACGCGCTAGCTTCCATTCACCGACCAACCGACTAGGAGGGCCACCCCATGGCTACAATCAAGTTCGCTACGTTCACGCTCATCGTTTCCGACGATCTCGCGGTGCTCGCGGGGTTCACCCTCGACGCCGAAGGCCGCGCGACACTACCAAAACCGTTCTTTGAGCGGCGCTTCATTGAGGCTTACGACGACATCGCCATGCGCAGGGTCGAGACTGGCCGCGCCGCCCACGATGATGCGGTGCTCGTCCGCATGATCGCGCTCAGTGAGCAGGCCTCGCATCGTGCCGACGAGCGCAAGACGGCCGAGCTCGAACTCGACACACAACGCACGCGGCTCCGCGCCGCCTCACTCGAGACGGCCATCGCGGGGCAGGCCACCGCGATCGGAGCAATCGCGCTCGAAGTGCAATCCAAGCGCGTCGAGGCGTCGCAGAATGACCTCGCACTGGGCAAGATTCACGAGGCGATCCATGCGTTCAACACCGAGCGCGCGAAGGCGGCCCAATGACCATCATGATTGGCCTCACGATCACCAGCACGTACGGTGCGCCGTCCACCCACACAGACACGCCCGGCGCCCTCGACTACGAGGTCACGCTCACCGACGCCGAGGGCAACGCTACGCAGGGCGAGGTAACGCTCTGTCCACGACAGTACGACGGCAAGCTCGCCGCCTGGGGCACCCTCGACAATTGGTGCTCGGACGCCCTTGTGAGCGTCGCGTGCCTGCTCACCGATCATAGCCGCGCAGAATTCTTTGCCGCGATCGTCGCCGATTGCATCGACGACGACACCGAACGCGAAATCGAGGTCGAGTTGTCGGCCGCGAAAGCCGCCGAGAGTGATGTCACCGAGGTGGCTAACGCGCCCGATGGCATCCAATCGCTTCGCGATGGCGCACGCGTGCCGCCGGCGGTGGAGTGGGGCGAGGCCGCCGCCAACGCGGCGCGGGCCACCGTGGGCGCATTCCGCCCTATCCCTGAGGTGATCGGCGACGCATGGCGCGCCGCGTACGAGCTTACGGCCGCAAAGCTCGCCGAAGAATGGGTTGCCGAGCACGATGTCAAGCGGGCGGATGGTTAGCGTGCGCGTATGGAACATCATCAAGCGCGTTGGGCTCGACGCCGAACGCGTGTTCATGGGCTCCGATCGTGGCTCCGTCGCGCGCGAGTTGGGTACGCCTAACATCGTCGGCGTGCTCGACATCCCCCGCGACGTGCTGCGCGAATGGGATCCCACCGTCGGCTACGGGCTCGTGTGCCTCGCGCCGGCCTGGTCCCCGGGCGGTCCGCTCGTCCGCAAGAGCCCGATCAACTTCCACCGCTTCGGGGACCGCGCGCCGATTCGCGTGCCGGTGGTGTGGGTCGCCACCACGCCGGACGGGATCCCGTGCTCGATCGACGAGCCGATCGCGACGTACCTGCTCGCGATGATGAAGCAGCACGCTCCTATGACCGATCTCGCGGTGGCGGCGTCATGAGCGACGAGTTAGCGCTTGACGCGCACGACGCGTTACCAGACCTCGAACTTCCCGAAGCACCCGTGGCCGACACGGATGCGTTCTACAGCGCGGACAACGGCGTCGGCGTCGACTTGCTCGACGCTAAGCAGTACGTCGAATGTGGCCCCGCGATGTTCCCGGCCACGGACCCGCTCGAGATGTTGCAACGGCTCGTGCGTGGCGTCGACGGCGCGATCGAGGAGCTATGCGACGGCATCGCCAAGCAGCTCAAGGAGTACCAGACCGCGACGCGCGCGCTCGTCGCCGCGCGTGAGGCTGCCTACAGCACACGGATCACCGAGCTGCGCGACCAGATCGCGACCCAAGCCGAACGCCTCGCGGCCCACGCCGCCGCGCGTCCTATGGGGCAGCTACAGCTCGTCGGTGCCGTCGCCGACGCGCTCCCCGTCAACCCCGAAGCCGATCGCGCGGTCAACCAAGCGCTCGCGCGCCACTCACGCGCCGGCGGTAGCCGCAAGCTCACCGCCAAACCCCGCACGCCTCGAAAGGGCCCCACCAAGTGAAGATCATCCCGATCCTGTTCCTGCTCGCGTGCGCGTCCGGCGACGACACCGAGCCCGAGATCCCGACCTGCGCCGAGCTCGGCGCCCAACCCGATGACCCGCTGTTCTGCACCGCCGAGGGGCTCTGCACCTACGACGGCATGCAGTGCCGTCGCGTCGAGCCGAAGGCTGAGTAGCCATGGTCACAGACTGGGCTTCCTGGCAAGAACAGGAGTGGCGGGAGCACGTGAAGCGCCTCGAAGATCTCAAGCGCGCGACGCGCCCGCCACAAGATCGCGACTATCACGTCGAGGTCCGCATGGGGAGTGGCTACCACATGATCGATTCGGACATGTGCATCACGTGGCTACGGGCCGACACCGGCATCAGCGAGATCATCACGAAGCTCACCGAGTTGATGCCACGGCTCGCGCGTCGCAAGTACACGTGGGTGTGCATGTATGAGGCCGGAGCGCCTCAGCGTGGCCCATGGTACCTGCCGATCGAGTGCGTCACGAATATCTGGCTGTACCCGCAATCAACTGGCACCCCGCACACCGAAGGGCCCTACCGCTGATGCCGATCGACTTCCTCGCCAGGCTCTCACCCAAAGCTCGCGCGCGCTACGAGGCCACCAAGGAGTGGCATGACCGCAGGTGCGCCGAGGCCACGACGTTCACTGACGCCGAGCTTGCCGACAAGCTCACGTACTACATGGCCAACAGCACGCAGTTGCCACAGTGGGCCCCAGGCGAACCCGTGTACGACGCCGCGATCTGGCACGTGCTTCTGCCCGAGGTGATCAAACGCCTCAAGATACCGCCGCGACTCGGACCCTCGTCACGCGCCGTAGTGACCCGCCATGTGGTGGACGTGTTCCGGCGCCGCAGCAACACCAACATGCGCGAAGCCGAGGAGCTTGCCCCGCTTCTCGTCGATGCGGTGCTCGCGGGGCTGCAGCACCTCGGCAGCACGACCGCTACGGACAAGGGACCAACGTGAAGCTAACCCCCGAAATTCAGACTACGCTCGCGAACGTCGAGCTTGCCATCGTCGGTCAGACCCTCGGGCTACGTCTTCCCGCCGGACTCGATCGCGCGCTCTATGTGAAAGCCAACAAGGCGCTCGAGGCGCTTGGCGGGAAGTGGAACCGCGGCGCGAAGGCGCATCTGTTCGGCAACACGTCGGCCGCCGAGCTCGAAGCGAGCCTTGAACGTGCGATCACGCTCGGCGAGGTCACGACGGCCGCCGACCTGGGCTTCTTCGCAACCCCGCCCGCGCTCGCGAAGAAGCTCGTGGGGCTCGCTGACGTTCGCCAGGGCATGACCGCGCTCGAACCGAGCGCCGGCGAGGGCGCCATCGTGCGCGAACTACTCCGCGTTGGCGCTAAGGTCACGATCTGCGAACGCGACCCGAAACGGTTCGCGAAGGCCGAGGCCGTGGCTAGCGAGTTCAAGCAGGGCGCGCGAGGACCGTTCATCAACTCATGGGGGCGCAAGCCCGAAGATGCTGACGGAGCGTTCCCGGCCTTCGAGCCGTTCGATGACTTCATGGACGTGCCGGCAGCGCAGGAGTTCGATCGCGTCGTGATGAACCCGCCCTTCTGCAAAGTCGGCAAGGGCGATCACCTCGATCACGTGTACCACGCGTGGCAGTTCTTGAAGCCCGGCGGCGTGCTCGTCGCCGTGCTGCCGTCGAGCGTCGAGTTCCGCACCGATAAGCGCCATCGCGAGTTCATCGCGTGGTGGCAGGACGAAGCCTACGCCTTCAACTTGCAACCGCTGCCGGCGGGCTCGTTCAAGGCGAGTGGCACGATGGTGAACACGTGCGTGCTGCGCATGGTGAAGCCGTGAGGCCGCCGGATCCGTCCGGGCCGCCGATCGTGTTCTCGATGGAGGACGCGACGGCCACGGCCCGCATGTGGCGTACGCTGATGATCATCGGAATCGTAGCAGCCCTGGTCCAGCTCGCGGTTTTCGTCGCGCGCCCGACCGAGCCCCGCGCGCTGCTCGCGTTCACTAACGCGATGGTGGCGCTGCTATGTCGCCACCAACGCGCGTTCTGGAACCGCCGCATCTGGCGCGCGCTCGTGAAGGCTTCGGTATTCGGGGCCATCAAGCGAGATGTCCAATGAAGCACTACAACAAGCATGAGGAACGCGATTCCGCGTTGCGGTCCGCGCTCAAGGCCTTCGGCGCCGAGCTCGTGGCGACCGAGCCATGCATCAAGATTCGGCTGCCCAAGGCGTACGACAAGCAGGCCCTGATCGCGTTGCTCGCCGAGCACGACATCATCGTGAACGAGCCCACGCCATCCAACCTAGACGCGTTCCTCGCCGCGGTCACGGGCGCCGAACATGGGGGCGCCAATCGCGAGCTGGCCTATCACGAGGCCCCGTTCGCGTCCGGGAAGTACCCGATCCTCCCGCGAGGCTTCGCGGCGGGCGGCGGCACCGTGACAGGGCGCGCCGAGCGCATCGGCGGCACGCTCGATCTTGATGCGCTGGGGCGCGAGCACGCGAAAGCGTGGCGCGATTGCGCTGCACTCGTCGCCAATGGCCCCCAAGGGGGCGCGCTGATCGAGGCGCGGCCTGGATGTGCGCTCGCCTACGAGTTCTCCGAATTGGGTTTCAATCTGTCCGACTACGGCCTCGACGACGCGCCGCTCGGGATCAGCATCTGGGAGGGTACGGCAGAGGCCCAATCACCGCCGTTCGAGAACCCGCTCGAGATCGGTATCGACTACGAAGGCGCGTTTCGCCGCCTCACCGCCGAGGAGGCCGCGAAGGTCCAAGCAGGCGAACCGATCTGGGGTTCCGGAAAATGAAGGCGCTCGCGATCGATTGCCCGAACGGATGCGCACCCGCCGGCACGTTCTGCAACGGGTACGGCGTAGGCCTCGATATCTGTCAGACCCGGATCAACCGGGCTCGCGCGATCACCCTCGCCAAGCGAAAGGGGTGTGAGTTGCCTCCCCTTGATGCTGTGACCGAGGAGGACTTGGAAGCGTGGCGGGAAGCCTGCACCAAGCGCGCGGATCGGATCGGAGCGCCGTTCCACGAGAGGACCCTTTGGCGAGGCCGCGAAACCGACGCGCAGATCGCTTTGGGGCGCCTACGTCCGTTCAAGGGTGGGACCCGCCAGGACTCGCGAAAGCGCGTCGTAGAGGCGATCCGCGCGTACCGAAGGACGTTAGCGCTTGACGCCTAGGTGTCGGATACCATAGAATATCCGCTACCTACGTAAAACCCAATGATAACAAGCACTTAACCCTCTAAGTGCCTGATCCCTCGTCAAGCGCGATCTCAAACCCGCCAACCTGCCCCCGCGAGGGGCCCGTATCCATGTCCGGCACCCGGACAAACGCCAACGTCCCGAAAGGATCCCCATGCCCGTCGATAACTTCCCCGTCTTCGCTCAGCTCGTAGCCGAATCGTTTCAGGCCATCGCCAAAAGCTCGGAGGTGTTTGTTGCCGGCGCCGATGGTGACGCGCTCTATGAGGCCTACCTCGCTGTATTCCCCGCGGGCACCAATCTGACCTTCAAGAAGCGGCCCGAGCACGAATGCTCGACGTGTCGACAGTTCATTCGCCGGGCGGGCAACGTCATCGCCGTCGATGATCAGGGCCCCATTCGCACCGTTTGGGAGGAAGCCAGCAAGAAGGCGCCATACCCCTACAACGTTGTGGCTGCCGCGCTGCACGCCATCGTGATCACCGGCGACATCTCCGACCTGTTCCGCGTCCGACGCGCTCGCTCTCCGCTGACGGTCAGGCGCTGACGTGGAGCCACCTTCACACGGGTCCGATCCCCAAGCGATTGCAGGCCGCCTCGCCTGACCAGGTGTGCGGCGATTACCGCACCACGGTGCAGGTATTCACGCGAGGGCTCACCGAGCTCTCGCCCTCGGCGATCGAGACCGTACTCGCGCTGATCGACGCCAACAACCTCTATCGCGGCGCCGAGCACAAGCACGCCGTTGCCGAGTTCCTGACGGCGCAGCGCGAATACCATCACCGTAAGGCGACAACCGCAAACGCACACGAGATCTTCGCGTGGACCCACGCGACGGGGCCCGCCGCGCGCTTCCGCAACACGGTGATCGGGACCCTCGTGCAAGACCTCAGCGAAGGTAAGGACGTGGAGCACGCGGTGAAGGCCTTCGAGACGAAGGTGGCGCCGACCAACTACAAGCGCACGACTGCCGTGATCACGCCGGCCATGGTGAAGCAGGCGATGGCGACGATCGAGGAGCTGGGGCTCGAACCCGCCCTCGAGCGGCGGTTCGCCACCATCGCCGACATCTCGGTGAACGATGTGCTTTGGCGCCACGCTCATGCAGGTCGCGGAGAAGGCGAGCGCGCAGCGCGACACCATCGCCGCCGAGGACATCGGCCTCGACGCGTTCATCGCGCATGTGCTCCCCGAGGCGACGGGCATGGAGGTCTTGCTCAAGGGCGAGCACCTCGGCAACTTGATGTCGCTCACGGCCCCCATACATCCCGAGCCCAAGCAGCTCTTTCGCTGGGGCAACGATTTCGCGTGGAGCTATCGCGGCAACGCGGCCGACTCGTACCTGCGCCAACAGGTGCAGAGCCTAGGCGGACGCGTTGACGGCGTGCTGCGCTTCTCGCACATGTGGAACCACGACAAGCGCAACGCGAGCTTGATGGATCTCCACGTGTTCATGCCAGGCTCGTCGGAGCACCATGGCGGCGATCACGACTGCTACCCGAGCGGGCAGCGCGTGGGCTGGAACCGCCGCAGTGACGCGCCCTCGGGGGGCGTGCAAGATGTCGACTACGTGCAGGCGGCCCCGGAGGGCTACGTGCCCGTCGAGAACATCACGTTCCCGACACTCGATCGCCTCAAGGATGGCGCGTACACGTTCAAGATCCACAACTGGGCCCTCCGGCAACCCACGCATGGCGGATTCCGAGCCGAGATCGAGTTCGGGGGCCGTGTGTTCCAGTACGACCACCCGGAGCCGCTCCGGCACAAGGAGTGGATCACGCTCGCCGTCGCGACGCTCAAGAACCGCGAGTTCACGATCGAGCACAAGCACCCCATGGGGACGTTGAAGCAGGAAGTGTGGGGCCTCACGACCGAGCAGTACGTCAAGGTCGACGCCGTCACGCTCAGCCCCAACTACTGGGGCGACAACGCGGTGGGCAACAAGCACACGTTCTTTGTGCTCCACGGCGCCAAGAACGACGAGCCCACGCGCGGCATCTACAACGAGTTCCTGCACCCGCGCCTCGAGACGCACCGCAAGGTGTTCGAGGTCATCGGCGACAAGACCAAGTGCCAGCCCACCGAGGGCCAGCTCTCGGGCCTAGGCTTCTCGTCGACGAAGCGCACGAGCGTGATCGTTCGCGTGCAACAGGGCAAGAAGCAGCGCCTGTTCAACGTCCACGTCGGGGCCTAAGCGTGGGGCGCCATAGCTTCGACTGCCCCGACAACTGTTTCGAGTCCTGTCACCGTAACGCCAGCAACCAAGAAAGCACCAAGACCATGCAGAACATCTTCGAGTACGCCACCCGCACCAAGCTCCGCTTCACGTCCATCCGCGGTGAGCTCACCGTCGAGCACCTCTGGGACGTCCCGCTGCGCTCGCGCGACGACTTCAACCTCGATGCCATCGCCAAGGCCGCCAACAAGACGCTCAAGAGCGTCTCCGAGGAGAGCTTCGTCGAGACCACCAAGACGGTCGTGGCCGCACGCGCCGAGGCGGCGCTCGAGGTCGTCAAGTACGTCATCGAGACCAAGCTCGCCGAGGAGAAGGCGGCCGAGTCGCGTGCGGCCAAGCAGAAGGAGAAGGCGAAGCTCCTCGAAATCCTCGCCGAGAAGCAGGAGGGCAAGCTCTCCGCGCTCTCCGAGAACGAGCTCAAGAAGCGCATCGCGGCCCTGGACGAGTAGCCATGACCCGCCCGCCTTTGTGCGCTGCCCGCGACTGCGGCAACCTCTCGGATCCGCGATGGGTTGCTCATGGCCCCCACGAGTCCATCGTGTTTATCTGCGATGGGCACGCGGGAACGCCATGCAATGCGCCCGAAGGCCCGTGTACGTGCCCGCCGCTACGCGATGATGCCGGGCTCGACCCGCGCGTCGCTATCATTCGAGAGGAGATCGCCAGTGGCTGACCTTGCCCCCACGGGTTGCGGCGCGCCCGTCGCCGCGTTCGAGAACGAATATTGGCGGTATCCCGCGAGCGCGTGCGGCGCGATGATCACGCCGACACCGACAGGCGTGGGGGCTAGCCACGGGGCCTACTACACGCCTCAGTACGCCACCACCTCGATGATGAACCGCTGCCGCTGGTGCCGCATCTCGAGCACGGCGCTGCGTGACACCGAGGGTGATGTCGTCGAGATCGTCCATTACCGCACGGGACTGATCGATTTCATCGGGACCGCGCTCGACAGCTACATCCACGTCGGCGACGACGAAACCTCAGAGTGGGCCCGCATCCTCGCGGTCAACCTCGCGGTGAACGCGCTGCTCTGGAAAGTAGCGATGCACGCCGTCGAGCAAGCGCTCAACGCTATGACCGTTGAAGCTGCCACGGACCCCCAGGCCGGCGCGCGGTTGCTTGCCATGCTGAGGAACATCATCAAGTGACCACGTACACGAGCGAGCTGCACAAGATCGTCGCCGAGGCCACCAACCTCGCGCCCTCGACGCAGGAGAAGTACCTCCGCGACCTGAACGCCTGGATCGAGTTCGCGGGCGCCGAGCCCGCAGGCTGGACGCGACAGCGCGCGCAGGACTTCTACGTGCACCTCACCAAGACGCAGAAGCTCCGGCCGCAGAGCGCGAACCGGCTCATGGCCAGCGTCTCGTTCGCCTCGCGCTGGCGCGCGCACCTCGCGGGGCAGCCTGAGCTGGACTTCGTCAAGGTCATGAAGGGCAAGGGCGCGCGCAAGCTCCCCAAGCATGCGCTCGACGAGGCCCAAGCCCGCGCGCTCCTCGACACGTGCGATCTCGCGACACTGATCGGGCAGCGCGACTTTGCCCTCATCGTGCTCGCGCTCGAGACGGGGATGCGCGTGATGTCGCTCGAGGCCGCGCGCGTCGACAACATCTCCGAGAAGTCCAAGGAGTTCCCGTACCCGACGATCAAGATCCCCGAGAAGGGCTCCGGCGGTGAGCTCCGCTCCGTTCCGCTCAGCGATGTCGCGGTGCGCGCGTTGGCGCTGTGGATCGACAAGCTCGCGTTCGGCGGCACCAAGCCAAAGGGGGCCCTGTTTCGCCCGGCGCGGCGCGGCGCGATCGACAACAAGGCGCTCTCGGTCTCGGCGATCAAGAAGCTCCTCAGCGAGCGCGGCGCCGAGGCCGGCATCGGCCACATCAACCCGCACATGTTCCGGCACACGTTCGTGACCTGGCGCACGGCGGCCGACATCGCGCCCCACGAGATCGCGGCGATCACCGGCCACGCGCTCAACCTCGGCGCGCTCGGCGGCTACATGGACAAGGTAGCCATCGGCGCGAAGATCCGCGGCGCTACGCCGGCGTGGCTCGCCGAGTACGTGAAGCGCAGGGTGCTCGCGTGATCGAACGACCACGCGATCATTCGTTCCAGCACTGGCCGGCACCATGTGAGTGGTGCGGCATCGAGTCCGACGACGACACCAACCCTGTCTGTACGGAGAATCCTTTGGCCACCATCGAATTGACCAACAGCGAGCTGCGCATCGCCGTGAAAGAGTTCCTCGACAAGCGCGGGATCGTCGTCGAGGACGACAAGCACCGGCTCGTGTTCGTCTCGACAGGCAACACTGCGACCGTCACGACGACGCTGGGCATCGTGGCGCGCATCGAGGGGGTCGTGCTCCCCGAACGGGGCCCGGAAGGGGGGCCATACCGATGAGCTTCGCCAGATCAAGGTACACGATGAGGGCCCTCATGCTCATCGCCCTTGCGGGCTGCGTCGAGCTGCCAACCAAGCCCGAGATCGTGCTCGCCGGCGAGGCGGCCACGGTCGAAGCCGTCGAGGGCGCGCAGGCCTGGGAGGCGATCGGGTTCCGTGTCGCCGAGACCTCGACGGCGCCAATCTGCCCGCGCGACTGGGCCGCGCAGATGCTGATCGACTGCCAGATCGCGATCACGGTAATCTGGGACACCGAGCGCACGCACGGAGGGCTCGCTAACCATGAGCTCCGCCGCATTCGCATCGGCATCGAGACCAGTAGCGTAGCCAACGTCGCTGCGCACGAGGTCGGGCACCTCGTGCTTGATACGCCCGACCACCTCGCGCCCAACCGCGGGGTCATGTCGATCGGCCCGACGGGCGCCGTGCTCACCGTTGCCGATCGCGTGTTCGCCTGCTCGCACCTAGGAGATTGCAACCGATGAAGCACCCCACCATCAAGTGCCCGCCTGGGCTCCTGCCCGTCGAGCGGCCTGCGCAGCGCGCGACCAAGACGAGGCCGAAGCAGCCCGCCATCAACGCGGTGTGGGCCCTCGTCGACGTGGAGCGCAACCTGTGGATGTCCAAGGGCGCGACGAGAGCGCAGGGCTATGTCTACATCGGGTTCAAGGGCACCGAGCTCGTGGCGATCACGGCTGACTGCTCGTGCGCGTACCTCGAATGTCCGGTGCGGCTCGCGCTCGACTTCGCGAGCAACGTACTGCTCGAGGACTCGATCAGCGTCGAGCGAATCAAGCCGAAGCGTGCGCGTCCTCGAAAGTAGGGCCAGCGGCGACTTGCCGCGCGTGCTCGTTGGCTTCTTGCCCGAGGAGCTTGCCGAGCTGGCGATCGCCACCACCGATCTCGCGGTCCGCAAGCGCCTCCTCGACGCGCTCGGGCTCCTCGATAGCGAAACCGCCGAAGCACTCAAGGAGGCCATGCGCCCATGACCAAAAAAGCCGCGCCGCTCGACGATCTCAAGGCCGCGATCAGGGCCGAGCTGTATACGCACTCGCTCGCGTACCTGAGCGATGATCCGCTCGCGCTCGTGAAAGCACTTCGCGACGACGCCAACCGGGCCTACGAACGCGATCAAGAGCATCACCACGAAGCCCAGGCCGGACATGTGGCCGCCGTGATGTTGTTCGCGTGGCTCCGGTACTGTGAGAGCACGGGAACACCGAACACCATGGGCTGGGGGACGCTGAGCACGTTGCCCGTCGGCAAAGCGCTCGACGCGCTCATCAAGACCGCCGAACAGATGAAGCTTATCGGCGACTAGCCTGTCAGCCCCACACGGTAGGGTCACTCGATGGAGTTCGAGCTACCACCACCCCCGAGCCCACAGCAACAGGCCATCATCGCCGCCGTCGCGAGTGGCAAAGGGAACATCCTCGTCGACGCGACCGCCGGCAGCGGCAAGACGTTCACGCTCCTGCAAGCGCTCGCGCAGTGCCCGCAGAAGTCGATCTTGTTCGTCGCCTTCGGCAAGGCGTTGAAGGACG